GGACTATACCAGTTATTTAATGTCGCTGTCACCCCCGACAAAATCTGCGACACCTCAGTGACGAGGTGCAGATATATATTGTACTACTGAATTTCAATAGTCTTTGGTAATTTATCTTCTGGGATCTGCTTCTCAAGTCTGATATCTAGGATACCATCCTTGAATTCAGCCCCAACAACTTCTACAAACTCAGGAAGAGTAAAGATATCTGTGAATTTGCGAGCAGCAATTCCCTTATGTAGATACTCTGCACCCTGTGGCAATTCAGTATCATGCTTCTCGCCCTTGATTGTAAGTTTGCGATTGTCTAGCGATACTGAAACATCATCTTTAGAAAACCCAGCCAAAGCAAATGAAAGAATATATTCTGTATCATTCAGTTTGATTTGATTATAAGGTGGATAGTTTGTTGTTGTTGTTACCTTCTGAAGATTTGAGAAGGTGTTAAAAAATGGATCATTAAAAAGATCCAGTGCTGTTTTCATCATATTATTCCCCTTTCAAGCGAATAAGTTAGTTTACCCCCCATATGGGCAGGTATGTATATTGTATCATAAATTAATAAATTGTAGCAGGTGATATAATTAATTATATGATACTTTTATCAACATATCCAAGAACTGGTCAACACTTATTGCATGGGTACTTGCTACAACAAATAAGTGTTAAAATAAATACAACGCACTTTGCAAAAAATGAAAAATCAGATATTTTAATAACAACTGTAAGAAATCCAATAGACACAATTTCTTCTCATGTATCTATGACTTTAAAAAATGATAAAAATAATAAAATAATCAATGAAAAGGTAATACTTCAATCTTGTAACTATTCTTTACTAAAATATATTATGTTTTATAAAGATATTAAAAATATAGCAGATGTTTTTATTTCTTATAAAAAACTTATGGAAGATCCTCAAAAAACTTTAAGTTCTTTGTATGAAAAACTAAATTTAAAACCAATAAATAATGATATTGATGTTCCAATATGGAAAGATGGACACACAGATGGATATATAGTTTCCAGCAAAAATTTAAAATTTTACAATGATGTAAAGATAATTTTAAAAGATTGCAAACAAATAAAAGAGTGTATTGATATATATAATGATTTGGAAAAAATATGTCTGTAAACTGCATTGTTGCAACATACCCAAGATCTGGAAAAACATTTTTTGTTTCTACATTTGCACATAATACATTTGTAAAGTTGCCATACACTCATTTACATGAAGGAGATAAAGAAGACATATTGTTTGATTATGAAAACATAGTAACAATTATTAGGGATCCCTTAGAGTCTATATCATCATTGATAACAATGGAGTATACGTATTATGAAGATTTACAAAAAACATATAAAGAAGATATAGATTTACTTATTAAAAATAAAATTAATACTAGAATAAAAGAATATGAAAATTTTTATAGTATAATTTTAAAAAATTCTGACATAGTTATTGATTTTAAAAAATTAATATTTAACACAAAAGATATTATATATTCAGTTGCTAATAAATTAAACTTAGAAATAAAAACAAATAATTTTCAAAATTTTGTTAAAGATGATCCAAGTGTAAATTTTTTAAAAACATCTAAAAATCAACAAATATATAATGAAATAAATTTAATTATAAAAAAACAAAACTTATCTCATTGTTATGAACTTTTTAATCAAGCAACTAGCATAATTAATACATAAAAATAGGCTAAGAGGTTTTATTCTCCTAGCCTATTTTAATTTATTTTTACTTTTTTGGTGATGCTTTTTTAACAACACGCTTTGCAGGTGCCTTCTTGACTGTAGCCTTCTTGACTGCTGTTTCAACTACTGATGCTTCTGGCAAAAGACCAAATGCTGTATCGTTTGGATTAAGTGCTCTCAATGCTACTGGAGCAATCGCAGCCAATAGTGAGTATGCAAGTGTCTTGGGATCTGTTACCCCAGACATATATAGTGCAAGTGCTGCACCAAGAACTGAGCGTCCGTATGATGCTAGTAGTGCTTTTGTTTGTTCATTCATATTATTCCTCCTAGGATATAATGTTTGTTAGTATTGTTGCGCCAAGCCAAATACCAATAATTCCTGCAAGTCCTGCAAAAACTGGTGGTGCTGGTACTGGCAATTTGAATGCTGCAAATATTGCTCCGCATCCAAAACCTGTTAGTGTTGATAGTACTATGTCTTTCATGAGTATTCCTTCCTTGACCAATGTTGTTTTTTGTATCCATCTTTAAAAAATTTACGAACTGAATATTCTTTTTTCTTATTAAATGATTCATCATATTCCATGGATGATGAGTTCCAAGAATCTCTTTTAATAAAAATCATTTGATATATTGGCGTTCCAGCAGGAATGATTCCTTCAAAACCTTTTTTTATTAAAAATGGTAGTGGACCAGACATAAACCATTTATCTGTATCTATTATTCCATTCATTGTCTGAAATGGTAGATCAAACCTATTTGCTGGGTGATAGTAAAATGTGCTGTATCCTGGTGGGGTTTTTGGCTCCCAGAGTGTATCCCAATGAAACTCTGTATCGTAATACCCTTCAAAATTTGGAAATACATGTCTTGATTTTGTGTTTTCTAGTCTTGTAGATAATGGTCTAATATCTCCTGAATACTTGTAAGAAATAATATCGTATCCAGTTTGTTTATCAGTTCCGTGATTTTTAATGCTTACATCGCATATCAACTCTTGTGTATATCCAGAAGTCAGCGAATCTAAAAATGGCATACATTTTTTTGCAGTTCCATCCATTTTACCAGTATCAAAACTTGGAAGTGTGGGTGGCATATCTTTAAACCAATCAGGCATGTAAAATTTTGATGGCTTTGGTGGAGAAAGTATCTGAGATACATCATTGTTTCTTGGAATAAACTCTATATTCATTAGTTTCCTATTATATCTTTTATCTGATCAAGCCTCTTGGAAGCCTTAGTAGGCTAGTGCCTTCAAACTTAAACCATAGCGTAGAGGAGTATCGTTCATTTTCAGTATTTTCAAGAACTTCATGCCAATAATCTTCATTGCTTGGAAATGTAATTAAACTATTGGCTTTTGGTTTAATTGTTACTTTATGATCCATAAAGTTTATTTCTCCTCCACCATAGTCGTCATTGATATAGTATATTGCTGCAATATCACCCGTTGTATCTGCATGTTCATTCATTTTGTAGTTTTTTTCAAATTTAATTAAATGTACTTCTTTTCTTTCAAAGGTGTGAAGTTTTACATTATAAAAACTTATGCATTCATTAGAAGCAATTCTAAAAACTTTTTCTAAACTATCAACAATTTCATTTGGCATATTTTGTGATAGAAAAAATTTAACACCCCATGGCTGAATGTTCCAAGATTCAACACTTTTTGCATATTCAAGAAGATTTGTGTGTTCTTGTATAGATAGTATATTTTCTGTAACCCTTATATTTTCTATAGAGTTTCCTATTTTTTTAACATTTTTAAGATATACTGTATCTTTTTTTGAAGGTTCTTCAATCATGTATCTATTTTACCATATTCTTCTGGTAGTAATTTTTTTAATTCTTCATAGGCACTAGTAATTTTTTTCATGGAATAGTAGTTTGGAGACATTGAAGTTAAATCACTATATTCTTTAAAATAATTAATTTCTGGTTCTATATCAGAAACAAACTTATTTAAACCAGTTTGCACTTCCTCTATATACTTAAAAGCATCTTGTCTTGATTGTTCAACAAACCTTAAAAAAGAATCTGTATTTTCAATTTTTGTTTTTTCTAAAATTATATTTTTGTCTATATGTGCTTGAAGAAGTTTTGTTTGTAAATTATCTAATTTAATATAAAGTTGAAAAGATTTTAATAGTGTAAAAATAAAAACAGAAATAAAAATAGCAAAAACAATATAGTTAAGCATGTATATCTTTTCCACCTTCTCTAACAAGTAAAACTATTGCACCATTATCCTCAAGAGCGTTTTTAACACGAATCATATACTCAACTGCAGCAACTCGGTCTTCAACTGTTAACCTCATAAAATCTGGTTCACTTGCTTTTACAGTAATAAAATTATCATTATCTACTAAAGTAACATTAAAGTTTTTAGGTGCACGAATAGAACGAAACGCTCTTCTCATTTGATCTGTATACATTATTCTCTTCCCCATTTAACTCTATTCCAACCACGCTCATGGAAGTAATAAAGAATTGTTTTTGTTAGTACTTCAAACCCTGCAATTGATGCAGCAGTAATTGCCTTATGTGTTATAAAGTATGACAACACAAAAGTATCTGCCGTTCCAATTATTCGCCAAGTGATTGCCTTTAGTGCTGATCTTTGTTTAGTTACATTCATTGCCCTGCTCCTAAAGCCAGCCATGACAAAACTTCTTTTACTTTATATACCCATCTCTTTACGTTTTTGCGTAGCGCTAATAGCATGAATGTCTGCCCCCAAATCTACTTGTTCAATCTTATATCCTACATCACGACCATACACAATGTTAGTAATGTTGGGTAGTCTTAATACTAATGCTCCATCCATAAATTCATCCTTGGCAATATATTCTTTTACCTGATCAAACTTAAGTGGATCTTTCTCGCTTGTATTGTATGTATTACGTACTCCAAGAAGAACTTGATCTGTTCTCTTTCCCGCCTCTTTATAAAGTGCGTGATGTCCTTCATGCCAAGGCTGGTACCTTCCAAGCATTAATGTTGTTGGGGCAGACCAATCATGTAGATTAAAATACTTAATGATTACTGTTGCCTTTTGTTCGGCGTCTAGTCGGTGGTCTTCAAATGTTGCATCAAAAATTTCAGGACGCTCAAACATTTTATTAGTATCTTCAAATCTACCTTCTTCAATAGTATCCATAAAAATAAGAATATCTGGCTTACCAAATGCTACACGAGTTAGTTCAGTTGGACATACAAAATCAACTATAACTGGAGCGATGCCTTGCTTGGCAATTAGTCTTGCCATTTCTCCCATGCGTCGTGCTTGTTCTAGGCGATCCTCTGGAGCAAATCCAAGGTCTGAGTTTACTGTTGCACGAACTTCATCTGCGTTTAAATGAATTGCATTAATTCTTTCTTTAAGGGCTTTTGCAAGTTCTGTCTTGCCTGAGCCTGGTAGCCCAATAATCTGAATAATCATTTTTCTTTACTCCAATTTATGTATGATCTTATGTATATTGTAGCATAAGCCAGTGCCATTGCTATAAATCCATACTGTTTTGTTGTTATTGCATAAATAATCCATAAGCACTCATTTGCACAAAGAATTAGCCATCCCCAAATAGTTTTTTGACCAACCAAAAATATTCCACAAACTCCAATTACTGCCAATAACCATGACCACATCTTATTGATCCATCGTTAAGTATTGCCAAGTTCTTGCCCAGTCTTGTTTTTCTTTATGAGAGTTAAACTCTTTTGAAATAATTCCATTTTCTAAATATATACCGCCCCAAACACCCCACTCTTTTCCAGATATTCCATGTGCAAAGCAGGTTTTTGCAACAGGGCAACTAGAACATAACTTGTCTATTGCTAACCTTAAGTCAACCTCATCTTCATATTTTTCAAAAAATATATTTGTATCATATTCAAAACAAGAACCTTCATCTTTCCATTTGTGTTTTGACATGACTACCTCAAAAACTTATCGGGTATGTTCCATCCATCACGATTTGGCGTGTACTTGCTAAGAATTGACCATTTGCCATTAATTAACGATCCTTTATTTGATGTTCTTGCACTTTCAGATGGAAAAAAACTTACAACTGTCCATCCATCCCAAAATAAATTTTTATTTTTATCAACAATGCTTTCCATTTTTTGTAAATTTGTAATTTTCATTATTTCTCCTTAGTAGTTAAAAATTCCAACCTCAATATTATTTAATTGTGCTTCTGCCAAAAGTTTTGGTTTTTGTTCATTTGGTTTTGATAAAGAAATAAAATAGTTAAAACTATTTATATTTTCTTTTATCCAATCTGGAGCAACCCTATACATTTTAATTTTTTTGCCACGAGACTTCATTCCCTTTTCAGAAAGATTAACAAATTCACTCACCATTGCATTAATATTTGCTGGTCCAGCAGAATAAATATAAAATTCTTTATCTTGATCTGTAAGATTAGAAAGAGCAACAGCAATTCCTCTAAGAAAAACTTTATAGTCTTCAAAACTATTAGTCCCTTGTACCCCCACTATCATTTTCTAACCCCTCTCTAAGTTTATCCATTATAAACAACATCTTATCTAATTCTACACTGTCCATACCCATTGTGTCAACTAGTTTGGCATCATCTTTATTAATTTTTCCTTCAAAGGTGTCAGTCATATAAAAAAGATTATCTTTGATCCAATATGCAACATCATCTAAAATAATGACTTTAACATTGGTATTTTTTTCATGATTATAAGATTGTGTATTTTTATTAATTTTTAATTGTTTAAAATCAGGAAGGAGGGGTTTTATATTTTCGTATATATGACTTTGACTATATTTTATATAATCATTTTTTTTAAATTGATGAGGTTTAAAAAAATAAGAGATCATTAAAAGTATTATGAAAGTAGAAAAAGATCCTACTAAGTATTCTGTATTTGACACAATATTATTATACTACCTTTCAAACAATTTTAATTCCAAAAATCTAAAAGTTGTTCTTTGGTTTTTGCACCATTCATCCTTTTAATCTCTTTATTATTTTCAAATAAAATAAAAGTTGGTACGCTCATAATTGCTAGATCTTTAACAAGTTGAAATTCTTGATCTGCATCAATAAATTTAATGTTATATCCTTCTTGAATTAATTCTTCTGCAAATGGCTTAGTCCTTGCACATGGATTACACCAGTCTGCTGTAAAATAAAGCATGTGTTTCATTATCTTATTTTCCATTTCATTGTTTTTGGACCAAGGTCAATCAATTTAAACATGTGGTGTTCATATTGATCCTTTAAATCTTCATAAAGTTCTGGACTTACATATTTTAATTTATCAGTAATTGAATAAACTATTTCTCCAACTTCATCAATGCTATGCATACTTATTGCTCCTTGCATTAAAAGATGTTGTACCATAGCCTCTGTTTTTGCATTATTCATTATAGTATTTTCTTTTTTATTTTATTATTAGGCATTATATCAATTATTAAATGAATTCTGTCTTCACCATCATTAGAAACTTTGTGTGATTTATTATTATTAATTTCCCAGCATTCACCGACTTTCATATTTTTAGATTTCCCATCAACAAAAAATAAAACATTTTCATTTGTTTTGATTGCTATATGATGCCTTCTTACATTTTCTAAATAATCACCATCGTCAATATGCTCTAAAACATTACTATTCTTTAAAAGTTTTACATAAAATGCAGCACCAACCTTACCATCATGATATTTTTCTAAATAATCTATTATCTTAAAAGTAAGTTTAGATAGTTTATCATCTGATGAAACATTTTGTGTTAAAAATGTATTGTTAATTTTCCAATTTCCAACCATCAAATTTATGTAATATGCCTCAGTATATCTATGTGTTTGATCAGACTGATTTTGACGATGTGTATTTAAAAGCCATTCTTTATCAAATTTTTCTATATGTGTTTGAATTTCTTCAACATTAAAATTTTTAATTAAATTAAACCTAAAATCTTCTAAATTTTTACTCATTTTATTTTAGATCGTTCATCAATTATTTTAATTACAAACTTCATCATTTTATCATACCCAACTGGATTATCCATAATTTTATTATAATGATGTCCACAAAATAAAAGGTCTCCATTTAAACCAGTAACCTGCACCAATGCTTCAGCAGCACAAGAATCGCACCTATCTGTTGCCTTTAGAGTCCATTCTTTGACTTCCTCTTTTGCTTTTAACATCGTACTCATAGTATACTACTTCTTTCTATTATCAGTGGAATAAAATCCACTACCGTTGAAAACTGCTCCTACATTAGAGTATACACGAACTAATGCTGTATTGCAAATTTCACATTGGTATCCAGGATCACTATCATTAATAGATCGTTCCTTTATATATCTTTGTGCACATGGCATACAATCATATTCATACCGTGCCATTTTTACTTCTTCTTTGCTTTTACTGTCCAATAAGGTAACTTTAGGTTGTCTCCGCCCCATTCATACCCAAGTACTTTAACTACAAACTTAATAATTTTAATACGCATTATTTTACTCCTTTCCCAAACTTTGCCCACAATCTTTCATGAACATAATATCCAAATGCTTCAATACCAGTATAAATAATTGCACCAAGACTTGCATATTCCCATTTACCACTAATTACATAAATAATTGTAGCAAGAACTGAAAAATGAAATACTTCCCAACTTAATGTTTTAACTGTTGATTTTTTAATTGATTCCATTATTGATCACTCATATCTGGTTTATCTGATGCAATAACATATTTTTTATATGCACTTGGCCAATCAAGAATAGCCCTTTGAGCATCTGCTAAATTTAATTTACCTGCACAAACTAAACGCTTAAGGGCTGTTTCTGTCACATCTTTTTTTCTTGCTCCAATGCCAGCATATGGTTCTGGCCATAAATTTTTTGGATCTGATGGTGCACCACCAAGTTGTAGTGAAATCAAATGATCTTCTTCATATGCTGAAGCACTTGAACCCCAAATAGAAACGTATGACTTGTATGTAGTTTTTAATTGTTCATCTTTAAGTTTATTAGTAAATGTTACTGTTGGACGAATTGTTTTAGTCCAACCAACTTTACAAACTGTTGTAGAAATATTTGCTTGAGTAACACTTGGATTAAGTGCCCCTGGCGTTACTTTTTTATTTTGAACAACCCAATCAGGTGTGGTTGTTGGTTTTGTTGCTGCTGAAGCACATGTTGCAATTAAAGATATAAAGAATGCAAATATAATACTTTTTTTCATTACTTTGTTGGCCAATTTGGACGAGCAACTGCCATAACATTTGCATATTTGCGTGTCTTTTTAAATGCGCCATCTCCATTTGCTTGTGATCCTTTAACATCACCGCTTGTATTGCCTTCAAAAGTTACCATCTGTCCTTTTGCAGGATCATTTACGTAAATAATTCCAACATGTTCAGTTGTTGTTGGATCTGAATCAAAATTAAAAAATACAATATCACCTGGCTCTGCCTGTCCAATTGGAACAATTTGTCCATTTTTTGCAAACCATTTTGCTCCAGCATTACAAGACGCAAATCCTTTTGGACCTTGCGCTGCAACCAACTTTACTAATCCTGCTTGATCAAAACAATAAGAAACAAACATTGCACACCATGGTTGATGGTTTAATCCAAACCACTTACCCATAATAGTATCGTTATTTTCGCCTTCTTTGTATCCTGAATCAACAATTTTCTTTGCTGCTGCCAATACTTTTATTGCACTTGGATTTCTTGTATCTGCCATTTTACCCTCCTATAGGTGTATTATATTCTTATTATATCAGACTTATAGTTTCTATATAAATTCAAGAAAAAATCTGATTGTTGGTAATTCCAATTAATTCCTGGATGAGATTTATCTGCTGCCAGTTCCCAAAACCTTAAAAATTTATCTGGAATTGTTTTTTTGTATTCATTACTTTTTGTGTTTTTTGAAATATATTTTACACCCTGCCACAATGCTTGTTCTGATATAAAATAATTATCAAACTTTATTTTGTTTAGAAGTTCTACTTCTTCGCTGCACCAAGTAGTCCAAAACAACTTTATTTTATTTGTATTACAAAAAAGTTCTAAAGCATTAACATATGCAACTGTTTTTATAAAATTTGCTCCTTCATCGTAATTAATTACAAAATCTTGCATGTCATCATTTCCTTTGAACACATGACTAACATTAACAACCTGTGCAATAAATTCTTTCTTAATTGTAGAGTAGTATATATCTCTATTTAAATTTGGAAAAGAAATAAAAATTGCTTCAGGATTTCCATATTTTTTAATAAAACTAAATATATTTTTAATTGTTAAAAAATAGTTTGATCCTGGATAGGATAAGTTATAAACTAAATACTCATTTTTATTTTTATTTAATTCACTTTCTAATATTTTTGGCCAAGAATATTCTTCTGGAAGATATTGCCCAAATGCAAAAGAACATCCACTCGTTAAAATAATTTTTTTATTTTCTGTATTTAATTTAAAGTGATGTGTTCTAAAACCATCTTTATTAATTCTATACACAATTTCATCTATCTTTTCTTGATCACCAAATGAATAATTAATTAAAAAATCATTATCATCAAACTCTGCATTTGATGAAGATCTGTCATTAAAACCAAAGTTATCAAAAGTTAATATAGACTCTGTGTCTACATCATCAATATTTATATTTTTTCTGTACATACTTTCAGAATTATTTGTAGTAATTTTTAATAAATTTTTTAATTTTTCATTATATCGATCTTTGCCCATTATCTTAAAATTTCAAACTTATATAAAGATTTCCAATTATCAATATCCTTTTCATCATTAATAAGTGGTTGGCCCTTAATATTTAAACTTGTATTAAGTAGTACGGGAACACCAGTTTGTAGGTAAAACTTGTTAATGGCTCTCCATAAACCCCGATGCTGATTTCTATTTACAGTCTGTACTCTTGATGTTCCGTCAGCATGTACAACAGAAGGTATCTTGTTTGGCTGTAAACACTTGACCGTATACTGCATATATGGAGAAGTAAAATCCATATCAAACCATTTAGATGCACACTCTTCCATAACCACTGGTGCAAACGGTCTAAATAACTCACGCTGTTTAATTTTATTTACTTTATCTTTAATGTTTGGATCTCTTGGATCGGCAAGTATTGATCTATTTCCCAGTGCCCTTGGTCCATATTCTGCTCTTCCTGTTGCTACAGCAACAATGCCATCTTTTAATATTCCGTCCACAATTTGTTGAACAGGATATTCACCACCAAGATCATATCCAAGGTATGGACTCTTCCAATCAAGATGCTTTCCATATAGTGCTGCAGCAGCACCCAAAGAACTTCCAGCATCTCCTGGGTTAGGCATGATCCAAATCATATCAAATATATTCCATAGCAATGTATTGGCTGAAGAGTTAAGTGCACAACCACCCATAAATACCAAATTCTTTTTACCAGTTATTGAATATGCCATGTGCATAAAATCATTAAGTCTTTGTTGGTACACAACTTGAACTGCTGCTGCTATATCAAATTTATCTTGCTCAGATTCAATCCATCCCCAATCAGTAATTCCTTTATGAAAGTTATATTTTTGTTTTGTATAGGAAGGAAAATAGTCATCAACTTTTCTATAGTATTTTTTCCAATCACCATATGCAGCCATACCCATCATAATGTATTCTTCTTGATTTGGAATAAGTCCTATCAGTTGAGTAAAGGCTGAATAAAATAATCCAAAACTGACAGGGTAATTTTGTTTATATTTTAGTTTAATCTTATCGCCTTCGCCCACCCAAATTGTGGAAGTATTATATTCACCAATTGCATCTAAAACTACAATACATGCATCATTAAAATCACTTGTATAGTATCCTGCTGCAGCATGAGAATAATGATGGTTAAAAGATTTTCTTGGAATATTTTTTAATTCAAACCTAGGTTTCCAATCTCCCAAACCACCCCTTAAAACAAGTCTAGAAGCCTTTAGAAGGGGTTTTTCGTAGTAAGCGATATGATCTGGTCTACCGTACTGCAAAGCATCTTTTATTAAATTATCATTTACATACCAGTCATTTTTTTGTTTGCTATATCTTTCTGCATGCCCTGCAAAAAGTATCTCACCATCTTCAATTAATGACACCGAAGCATCATGGGATGTCTCATTAACTCCAAGGATTATCATCAGTAAATAAACCTTCCCTTTTTTGCATTTCTTTTTTTATTTTTTAAAAATAAATAAAATTTTATTTTAAATATAAAGTATTTCATTATTCACTTCCATTAGAGTGCATCATTCCATTTTGTTCGATATTATGATACCAGTTTGGCAAAGCATACCTTGGACCTTTTGTTATTGGAGCAACCTCATGAACATACAAGAAATTAGATGGAAAAAATAAAACACTTCCTGGTTTTGGCTTAAGTGTTAGTCCAGAGTGTCTAAATGTTATTTCTCCACCTTCATAGTCATCATTTAGGTATAGTAAAACAGAAAGGACTCTTGTACTTACCCCCTGATCTTGATGTGCTGGAAGATAGCCACTTTGATCATAACGAAGTAGATGCATAGTTCTTTCTCTTGATTTAATATTTTTTGCTGCAAATGGATAAATATGATTAGAATAGTGTTCAAGTGTTTCATCAAGCGCACCAAACAATTGAGAAGAAATATTTATTTGTTTATCTCTAAAGTAATCATTTTCTGATATATCTTTTACTTGTGGAATAAATTTTTGCCAGCAAAAAATTTCATTAGTTCCATTGCTTTCGTTTCTCCATGCAGTCCAAGGCTTTACCCCTGTAAGCAAAGCAATGTCTGGATTTAATGTGTAGTCATTATCCAAATCTTCAATATCCTTAATTAATTCTGCTGGATTTTTAATTATGTTCTTATAGTAAACTAATCCAAGATCTAAAATTTCATGCTCAATGTTTTGCAAGTGGGTACCTCAATGCTTCCCATTGTGGTTTTTTATTTTCTCCTAAAAAATCAGGATCTGCATGTTCTGGCAAAGATGTATGCATATATAATGCTGTATATCTATGTCCAGATGTTACTGTTGTTATTCCATGAATATACTCTGACCCAGCCCCTGGAAAAAATACTGCTGAATATTTTTTTGGTTGATATGAAAAATCTTGATTTGGAAAATAAATTTTTCCCCCACTATATTCTGGCTCCTCATTTAAATATATTATTGTACTAAACTCAATAAAAGGCTCTGGCCCCTGAGCATCAACATGTAGTGCTCCTTTAGTTCCTTCTGTCCAATGTGAGCCAAATCCTTTAAAAACATATATTGGATTCTTAAAACCATTAAGGTTACGATGCATTTCATTTGCTTTAGTTCCATACTTAATCATTATATCCATAACAGTTTTATTATATGGCAATGAAGTTCCGCCGAACCTTTTACTATAGTATTCTGGATAGTCATTAATTTCACTTGGTTGCAACTGCTCATTTATAAGTGTTTGAGCATCGATATCAGTAATAAAATTATCAACAATGTGTATTCTATGCATTTTTCTCCTTTTTATAATTATACTATAATATTTCTATTGAGTTATACGTATTTAAATATCTTCCATCGGATCTAGCATCCAAGTTGTTTGAAAATCTTAAAAAAGGTACATCGTTATGTTGATATGGAATTTTTTTTATTTTTGATAAATCTAAGTTGTGAAATTTATTAAAATTTTCTGTATTCATTTTTTTGATTTCATCAATCATATCATTATATCCATGATAAATAGAGTATGGCTTATATGGTTCCTCATAATCATCTTTTAAATAGTAAAAATTATTTGGCAAAGAAAATATATTAATATTTTTATTAACATAAAGAACCGATCCGTATATATCCTGACCAACCTCTTTTAATTTAGATAACTCTAAAAGTGTTATAGAATCTTTAAATTTGCTAAAAAATAATTCAAAATTTATAAAATTTGTTAATGAAATAGAATCTGAATTATTGTATTTTTTTTCTATAAAAATATTTCCAAATTTTAAATTTATTTTATTTTTACCAGAAATAACCGATTTATCTTTTAGATTATTTATTAAAAAAGAATCCCAATTTTTAGATAAAACAATTTTATCCGATAACTCTAAATAATAATCAAGCGGACTCAACAAAAAGTTTCTTCTATAATTTGTAATAGATGACCAGTTATCCCATTTAATGTGATTATAAAAAACATTATTTAAAGTTTTATATTTTTTTTCATTATTAATATTATTTTGATCATAAACATAATATTTTATTATGTTTTCTTTAGACTCTTTTTCGATTATATCTAAAAGATTATTGAGCAAATTTTTATTTTTATATGAATAAATAAAGACTTTAATTGTTTTCATATTACAGTAGTGGAATATAGTGCTGTGACATATCCATTGGGTGCATAAACCTCATAGGCATAATATCATAGGCAATAGTTATTCTTTCACCGTCCCAGTCCCAATCTCCTTGTGCATGTGGATGACCCATTTCAGAAATAATCAACCTATTATTTATATTTTTATTTTCTACAATTAGTTCTTCTTTATTATCTATTTTATAGAATGTTGAAGATGGCTCTGCTTTTACACAATAATACCCATGAAAAAATGGTGCCCACGGTCCTCCGTGATCATGCCAATCTAATTTTCCAGTTTTTCTATTATTTATATTAAACCAACCTTGAACCATGTATTGTTCTTTATCAAAATCAATACCGTAGTATTCGCATGCTTCTTTTACTGTATCAGAAATTCCTTTGTATAGATTCCAAATTGCTGGACTATGAAATTGAAACACATTATATTCTCTCCATTTCATAGTGGATACGCTGCTTGACTCTTTCCACAAATCTTTTTCAGTAACTGGAGTAATTCCTTCAATTTCTTCTTTTTGAATTTTATCATATACCAATGTAAGAAATTGCGACAATTTATCAAGGTCATTATTTAAATATCTTTCAAAAAACTTATGTGGTTTGTTATAAGTTTTTGAAATTGAGTATACATCATTTTGCATTTTTTCTCCTATTTGTATTTTTTCTTTTGCCAAGTTGTTTTTTTATAGTGTGCAGTAATATGTGATCTTCTTTGCTCTTCCATTTCTTTATGTTTCCAAAATGAATCTTCAGAGCAATCTACATCCATTTCCCACTCATCTCTTTTTATTGGAATTACCTGATATATTGGTGTTCCTTTTTTAATTATACCACTAAACCCTCTTTTTAAGAAAAATGGTAAAAATACAGGAAGACCCCAAATATCTGAATCTACAATTCCAGATGCTCCATAAAATGGCAAATCATACCTATTTAATGGATGTGTAAACATTAAAGAATATCCTGGTGGTGTTTCATAATACCAGTTCATTCTCCAGCCAAAATGTATAGGATAGCATTCAGAAGGAATAGCCATATCTACATTTGGCCTAATATCTACTGTTGTATCTGAACTAGACCATGACAGTATTGGTTTTTCATCATCCTTTATTTCTACAATTACATCTTCTGGCAAAACAATCATATACCCAGAAATCATAGCATCTAAAAATGGCATACATAATTTTGTAGAAACATCTGTGCCATCAGATCCACGATCATTTATAGGATATAGATGTTTAATATTTGTGCTTGTAGCATTATTATATGGTGCAAGATCTTTATACCAATTTGGCAACATGTTTACCGATGGAACTGGTACATCTTGTGGATCATTATTTGGAAACCTAGATGTTATAAACTTAATTATTTTTTTATCGTTCATTTAGCAGTCTTTCTAATATGTTTTTATCATCAATTATTATATCACAAATAGGAGTTTTTATATCTAAAATAGAGTATGGCTCATTTTCATAATAAGATATATGTTTACCTGTTTTTTTAATTGCAAAGTATATCCATGGAGAATCTAGCAGATATTGTTTTTTTAATAAATTAAAACTAATATCATTTTTTAAAATTTTAAATGGAGATTCTTTTATTTCTTTTAAATAAAAATTTTTACTTACATCTAAAAGCCAAGGAGTATAAAACTTATATGCAGCATCATAACAATCATCAGGTACAAGAAACTCTATTTCTGATGGGTAAAACTGAGTTTGCCAACACTTATCTAATGCATATACGCCATTATCTTTTGGTTCAACCCATATCTCTGCATGAGTATAATATCTCAAATTAATTTCACCATTATTATCTATAAGTTCTGGTTTAGTTGAAAAAATATTTGCATAACCATTAATTGGTTTTAATATTTTATTAATATAGTTTTCATTAAATGATATTTCAGAAGATCCCCATTTTTTAGGCAATTGAAAATTATCATTTATAATTTCTGGAAATGGTTTGTTTGCTGAATTAATCCAATACTCAGATCCAATAATATTATTTTTTTCAAACATTTAAATACTTATGACATCCACGGGACCCATGCATGATGGGTTGAACTTAATGGCAGCACTGACTGCTTGCATGACTCTATTTCTTGCATTCTTTTGTTTGTCAGTTGCATATAAAACACCATATGCATACTCCGCACCAGACCCCATTGCAAGATAAGGAAGTGTGTACTTAGATAAAGACATATCAGCAGAACTGTGTTCATATATGTTTCCACGAACTGCAATTATTAAACCAAGGTCTCCATCTTTAGATGTATCGACCCAAAACTCATTATAGAATTCACGCAACTCTTTTACAAACTTTGTCTGCATAAACTTATCTGTGTCTTTAATATTTGGAGGTGTTGGCTTAAAATTATAACGGATTCTTTCTCCATCCATTGCTCCAGCATACCCAATAAGATATGGACCTATTTTCCAAACTTTAGGGGCATCAAGTGATAGGATAGTTCCATCATCTGAGGCACCACGATCTCCAGCCATATAGATTTTATCTTCATGTTTTACTACAGCAATACAAGTCACTTTTTCTCCTAGTATATTTTTGGCAATGGGAAATAGTGTTGCTCCCAGAAGTCTTCGTGATCTTTAAGATCAGCATTTAAGAATGCTTCTTGAGTTAAAATTCTCATTGGAAAAACATCATATGCAACAGTTATTCTGTCACCTTCCCATTCCCAGTTTCCCATTGCATGAGGGAAACCAATTAAAGATAAAATTGCTCTATTGTTTTTATTTTCATTAATCTTAATTTCACCATTTACTTGGTAGTGAGTTTTTGATGGTTCAGCATTTACACAATAATATCCATGAAATGATGGAACTTTAATGTTTGGATCTAAATGGTCATGCCAATTTAGTTTGCCACCCTTTTGATTACTATTAATATTAAACCAAGCCTGTGCAACCCACTGTTCTGAATTATAATCAATGTCATAATATTCGCATGCTTCACGAGTCATATCAACAACGCTTGAGTAAAGATCATGAAGAAATGGATAATACATTTGAAAAGCATTGTACTCTCTTGATTTTTGAGTTGAGTATGAATTTGAATATGTAAAAATGTCCAGTTCTTTATCATGTGGTGCTATTCCACGCATTTCTCCTTTTGCAATTCTTTCATATTCTTTTTTTAAAATATCAGATGCTTCATTTAAATCAACATCTAAATCTCTATAAAAAAATTTTTGTGGCATAATATTTTTATCAAATTCTTTTGACATGTAGAATCCCCTTCTAGGATATATAAAGTATACCATTACCTAAAAGGGGATGTCAAACCAATTTAATAATGATTAATTAGCCTTTTTGTCTACAGTCTTAAATGCATCATTTATTTCTGCTAATGATAGCCTTCCATCGTCCAAAAAAGCCCTTGCCAGTCTTTCAATAACTGTTGCTACTCCTAATAGTCCTGCAAGCATAACTGCTTGAACTGTATCAATTCCTACTACGGCTCCTGCTCCTAAGACTGATAGTCCTGATGCTGCAAATACCGCTACAATACGCATCAAAACATTCGTCAAAGCCTTTTGTGGATGCTCCTTCTTTGGAGCCTCTACTACTACTTTTTTAGTTGCCATTTTAGTCCTCCTTTCTTAGTGGGATTGTAATTAACCAAATAACTGTTGTTGCAAGTACTGCAATTCCAACAATGTCTCTTGCTGATCCCGTCAAAGTTAGCCATGCTATAAAGAAGCCAAGGAGGGTGAATGCCTGTGCAATTAATTCCATTCCTGCATCTTTAAACCATTTGATTAATCCCTTGAGCATTTTGCCTACCAGGTTGATGGCTTTATTGATTATTTTCATTTGTTCCTCCTTATCATTGCCCCTGCAATTTGTGACACAATGACCACTGGGACAACTACTTCTTGTGCTTTTTCTCTCTGATCATCTGTCATATCGCTACCTAACTCAGAGAAATTAGATAGTAATGCTTTTACATCCACATTAAATACTGCTCCTAGTGGATCTTGAAGGAATGCATCTGTTTGAACCTCTGTTACTGCATCTGCCAATGTAAATGGCATTGGAGTATCTCCCGCTTTTGCTGCTTTATCATTAAATGCAATAAATGCTGCAGCAAGTGCTGGATTGGATTTCATCTGATCTGCAACTTTTGCAACTTCTGATGCAGAAATACCAAGATTTTCAGCAACTTGTGTTTTTGCTTCTTGTGTTAAAGCCTTAAGTGTTTGGCTAACTGCTGCTGTTTGTTCTGGTGATAATTTAACTAGTTTATTATCTTTGCTAGTAAGATTTGCTATAACTCCAGATAAGTCTTCTGACGTACCGCTGCCTTTTTCAGGAATAAGTGCTGCTAAAACTGCATCTTTAATTACTGGATCAATGTTTTCTGCTGGCTTAAAGTCTGGTCTTGGCAATGGCTTTGGCTCAGGTGCAGGAGGCTCTGGAGTGGGTTCTGGCTTTGGTTCTGGAGCAATAGTAGGTTTTGGATCAGGCTTGGGTTCTTGTGTAGGCTTTGGCTCTGGTTTTGGTTGCTCAATAGGTTTTGGTGTTGGGTTATTATTATTTGCATTATCAGTATTGCTACTACCAGTTGGTTTTGGATTTGGCTGTTCATCTGCTGGTAGTGTAGGTGGAGCAGATGGCTTAGGCTTTGGTGGCTCAACTGTTGGCTTTGGTTCTGGAGAAGGCTCTGGCTTAGGCTGATTTGCTGCAGCATTTGCTGCTGCTTGAGCAATTGCTCTTTGAATTTCTTTTTGTGATTGCTCATCATAGTAACGCCATGCGTCATCAATTGCATTATTTAAATCATTAAGTTGATTTTTATAACCTTGTGCTGTATTAATTTTAGCATCTAAATTATTTGCTGTATTAATGACAGCATTATCGTATTCAGATATTTTATTTGTTAAAGTTTGATTATCTGCATTTAATGTTGCTACTTCTGCATTATAAATAGTTACTTTATCATTATAATTTTGTTGTGCTGTATTCTTATCAGCAAGTGCTTTATCATAAGCGGAAAGTTGTTCTTGTGTTGCCCCAGATCCAGATGAAAATGTATTTAAGTTACAACTAAAGTTTTGTCCCCAGACTCTTGGATTTCCAGAATAATCACAACCAGCACTAGTCCAGCCTCCAAGTATTGCCCAACCCAAACTATAGTATCCTGGACCACCACCGTTATACCACCAAATTTCTACATTTAATGCTTTTTCTTCACTTACATCATATATGGGAGAGTATGCACTCCAAGTAGTTCCTTGCTCCCGCCAATTATTTATAGCAAGGTTTCCATTGACATACATTTTAAAACCATCATCTGTATATCCTGCAAATTTTGTTGATGTAAACCATGATGGAACTGTTATTTTTCCAGTAAACTTAACAATAAAATTTTGATAATATCCACATGTTGCAGTGCCAGGAGACATAGAGTTTCCATTTAAAATACCAGAACATAGGTATTGATATGGAACAGCCTGTCCATTTTGTCTAATTAAACTATAAACATCGTATTTTAACCCAGCACCACTTGCACTTTGTAAATTTGATTGTGCTGTATTAAGATTAATATTTGCTAAATCAAGATTGTCTTTTGCATCATTTTTATTTTGTAGTGTTTGATCAACGACTAATTGTTGTAAATCAACTATTTCTTGTGCAGATATTTTTGCAGAAAGTGCATCAGCCTCCTGGCTTACTGCATTATCATAGGCTTTAGCAGCAATATCTGTTGTCTCTTTCATACTTTTAGCAGACATAAATTTATTTTCTGCTATGTCAATTAGATCTATTAAACCTTGTTTGTACTCTAATTTATCTACCGCAGAGTTTAGGCTTTGAATTTCTTGGGCTGCTACTGTTAAGGGATCGTCAGAGTGAGCATGTTGTGGGGATATTAATAGCCATCCAAAAGCCAATATTGACGCTATTATTATGCGTATTAATCTTTTAATTTACCTTTCCCCCTTAGAAACAAGATGTCTGTTAGGATGATTATACCATTTTATTGCACAAAAAAGGGGCTACCGTAATTGGTAACCCCTTTAGTGTTGGACTAATTACTTAACTAAAGTAACCTTAGCCTTTGGATTCTTTGCATTCCACTGCTTAGCAAGTGCATTGAATGATGCCTTAAGATTTGCAATTGTAGCAGCATTATCTGCAGTCAACTTAGCAATCTGTGCATCCTTAGCAACTACAACTGCATCGTGTGCAGTCTTTGCATCAGCAAGTGCCTTTGCAGAAGCAGCCTTCTCTGCTGCAAGAGCAGCATCTGAAGCAACCTTAGCAGCAGCAGCATCAGCGTTAGCCTTTACAACTGCAGCATCTGCAATAGCCTTAGCAGCAAGTGCTGCATCCTTAGCAGCAACCTGTGCAGCAAGTTCTGATACTAGATCACGAACTGCAATTTCTGCAAATGGTGCAAGTGCACGAGCAGGAAGACCAACTACATCTGCAGTTGTTGCATCAGATGATGTTGTTGGTGCAAATGTTATTAGTGAGCGTGTTCCAGTTGTTGGAAGTGTTGCCTTAAATGTAGCAACTCCAAAGTCTGAAAGTGTAGCACCAGTTGTTGCTGTTGCTGAATCTAGTGTTGCTGTAGCAGCAAATACTGTTGCAGTAATTGACTTACCTGATACCTTGTTACCAAATGTATCTGTTGCAGTTACTGTGATATCTTGCTTTGTACCAGCAGCACCTGATGTTGGTGCAGAGACTGTAAGAGAGTTAATCTTGCCAGCAGTTCCCTGTACGTAGTATGTAAGTTGTGTTCCACCATTGGTGATTACAACTGTACCAATTGCTGTTGTCTTTGTGTAGACATAAAATGTTGCTGTTGTTCCTGTACCAGTTGCAACTGTCAAAGATGATGATCCTGATGTTGCTCCTACTGGTGCAGCAGATGTGTGTAGTGCAGACACGATTGTTGCATTTGTTGCTGAAACTGTTACGTTTGTTCCAACATCAACTGTTGCAATAAACTTTAGTGCGTCAGCAGCGTCGACTGAATTGTCTGCAGGGACTGGCAATGATGCAGGTGTAGCAATAGCGGATGCTGTTGTGTTAGCAGTTCCATCTAGAGATACAGCGACTGTCATTACAGCAGCACTTGCAGGTGATGCTACGATTGTTGCGGTAGTCATGGCTGCAACCATGGCTATAGCGATTTTCTTAAATGAGTTCATTTAATTTATTCCTTTTCTTTATAGTAGATCGAATCTATCCAAATAATCTTTTACATCTTTTGGCATAGGTTTATAGTGTATCACATTTGAAGCATTTGAGTCAAATTGATCTTTAGATTTATCTCTAAAGGTATGAATCTCAACCTCTTCATCTATATTTTTTGGGGTATGTGATATAGCCCCAAATATTGCTCCACACACAGCATCTGCTAAGTCCTTAGAAGATTTTCTTGGGTGGTCAACTCTATTATTTTTCATGATTTTTAATTCTGTTAGTTCTTCAAACAAAAGTTCAATTGCTGGCATAACAAGTCTTTCCTCATAAACAAGCATTGCCATATCCTCATAGTGTTTTTTAGCAACAGAAACAGTTTCAGTTCTCATTCCTACTTGCTTTAATTCATTTTGAATATCAAATGACTGCCAGCGGTCAAAGGAAACCATTCCAATATCAAATCCTTGTCTTCTAAGATTTTGAATCCATAGTTTTACCTCAGAAAGGTTTACTGGTCCTTCAACTTTTGGTTCCCAATATACTACAGCATCTACTACAACTACTGGCGCAACTTGTTGATAGTCTTTAATTACCTGAATATTTACCCATTTTTCTACATGTGCAATTGCTACAGCACACTTATCGTGCTTTTGTGCAAGGTCAGCATGTACATAATATTTTTTATTTGGATCTGGTTTAAATGTTTCATCAAATCTTTTGTATGTATCAATTGGGTTTCTAATTGTCATACACGCTCTAACTTTTTCTTGTTGTTTAAAAAATGCATCAGTTGAATAGGTTGGTACACATGCAAATCTTTGCATTGCATCACCAAGGTCTGTGTAAAAGGCTAACTTAAAGTCATCTATCTTTCTTGTTGGGTTAACAATCCATGTAGGGCGTTTTAATGCAAAAACACCAGGATACTTATAAGAAACAATACTATCTTCATCCCAAGTAATAGATAGTTTATTTCCTTCAGCATCTTCTGGCAAATCCTCATTCATTATAAAAGTATGATCTTTTTTGATGACATCTTTTTCTACAATTACATCATCATATTTTTGTGAAATAAAGTCTCCTGGATATCTTGGGAATGAAAGAAGTGCTACCTTTCCTAAGTCTGGAAAGCGAGAATCAACAGAGGCACGGAAGGCTTTATAAATATTGTCAGCAGTTTTCCCTTGATCATTTCCAGTACCAACTTCATTGGCAAAACCAGAAATCTCATCTAGTACTGCAAGAAGTAGGTTCAATCCTTCATGAGATTCTCTTTCAGAGTGACCAGAGTAAACCGTAATTGCATTATCAAACTCAATGCTTTCTGCTTTAGGGTTATACTTTCCAGCAAACCATGGTGACTTTTCAATCTTTGTTTTAAATCCTTTAAAGAAAACATTTTTTGCTTGCTGTGCGTTGATAGCCACATTAATAAGGTCAATGGCATCTCCAGAAGGCTTTCCAAAATAACGAGCAGGGTCTTTTAGACATAATAGTTTATATACTATATATGCACATGCTACAGTTGATACAAAGTCTTTTCCAGATCCCTTGCCAAGTTGCAGAATAATTTCATTCTTAGTATATTTTTTATAATATCTTCTGCCTTCTTCTTCACCAAGCAGTTCAATTAAGTCTTCTTTTTTATATATTTGACTCATTGCTTCAACAATGTCATATTGTATTTGTGATAGTGGTGGTTGAGCAAGGTAGTCTTCACCCTCAACAAATGTTTTTGCATTTACTGGGGTTTCTTTAAAATTATTATTTTTTAAAGCCTCAAGAAAATCACCAAAGTCAGCCATCATGCACCACAGTAATTACTTCATTATTTTTTGCAATAGAAGAAAGTCTTCTCATAATTTCATCACGAATTTCTGGATACTCTGATGCTATATCTTTAAGAATTGACATGAGAACTTCTTGTCGTTTTTCAATCTCAACCATTTCTTCTGCAAGTTCTTTATTCTCAAGCAGTCCAGCCTTTTGTAGCATATCAATTCTTTTAGATTCAATATCCATAACAAGTTTAATCGCTGTTGTTTTTGCAGTAAGATTATTTGTCATTGATGCTTCATCAATAACTTCATATGATTTTGAAATTAATTTGCTGTAATGTGTGTCTGCTGCTACAAGTGCTTCTTTTGCACGGGCACGGATAGCAGCATTATCGGAAGCCATAGTCTTCCATTCATCAATATAAGCAACAACTCTTTGTCTTGGTATGTCTAACTGTTTTGAAATTACCGTTGGATCATTACCCTTTAAATATTCTTCAACTACATTATTGACTTGATCAAGATGCTTTACTAAATCTTCTTCAGTTGACATACTTTCCCTCTAGTCTATTTATTTCATCTTTAATATAGAAAATTGCTTTTTCTAGATCTTGTATGGTCTTGGCTTCATCTTTTAGTCCTGCTCTCCATAAATACTTAAATGCATTTCCAATGTTAAAATTGCGATGGCGAGTAATCTCAATGCACTCAATACCAGATGGATCAGATGTATAGTGTAAAGGATTATTAACTTGATCAACTGTTATATTTAGGTTGTCACTCATCTTCTAACTCCCAGTCAAAACTTTCTGGCAAACCTTTAAGGGTATAGAGTGCATAACTAATTCCAACAGCACTTGCAATAGTTAAAACTGCAACAGCCTTTTGTAATTTATTCATCTTTTAGATTTCCTTAATCCATATTTTGCCAAATAAACATATATTGTTTCTACACTTGTTCCACACTCTAAAGCAATTTCTTGTGGAGATTTTTTATCCATAAGAAATCTTTTTCTAAGCCAAGTTTCACTAGTATATAGTTTAGCAGCCATAGTGTTATTTGTCAATCCCTATTGCTTTACCCCAGTTTTTTATAGACCAATAACCAATACCACAGGCATCTGCTACATCGTTATCAGTAATAGTTCTATCATAAATAGTGTTGATAAATTTTATAGTTCTTTCTTTGCGAAGGTTTCTTTCATATGTTTTATACCAAGAAACAGATTTTCCAGGATGCTGTGCACGAATAAAAAGTTGTTCGTCTTTAGATATTTTTTTATTTCCTATATAGTTCTGCCAAGTAATAGGTGAAACTTTTCCAATTATTCTTGTTCCAGACTGTCCTGCTGATCCAAGTATGGCACCTTGAACTAAAGCAAGGTCTGCAGCAGTTTTAGGACTATTCATAAACACGGTATGCTCAATTACTATTGCTTCAAATCCACCATATATATCAAAAAATGCTTTTACTTTTTTACCAGCATCCATAACCTTTTGATATATATCATCGCCATCAAAGTTAATTTTTCCTACAGACTTAAGATCATTTTCAGAAAATAATGCAAAAGCAAGACTATTTGTACTAGCATCAATAGCGCAAATTGTATTTGGCTTAACCTCTAGTCCCCATTTATTTTTCATTTGCTATACCTTTTATTTCTTTTAAAGCCTTTACCACATCTAATGGATTAACTAAACATAAATTGCATAGATTATCATCATTGTATATTGATAATTGTTTTAAACAAGATTTGCATAAACGGTCTTTACCTTTTCGTTTTTGTCTTTTTGAAACTACATATCTTTGTGCAATTTTTTCCTTAGTTGCTTTTTCTCTACAAATAACAGAGCAATAAATTTGATAACTTATATCAGTTTTAAATTCTGTGTCACACCAACTACAATGTTTCATCTTCCAGCAACTCCAGAGGTTTAATTTTAATTACCCCTGTCTCTGCTTCGGCACAAGTTTTTTGTAATGGACAAACTTTACAGATCTTTGAATTTGATCTATATGTTTTTTGAGGCAAAGTTTTATCTTCCCATGCCTTGCGAACTGTACGCATCCAATCAAATGCCTGGTCTACCCACCGACGGTAATGATCGTTTACTTCTACAGGAATAATAAGTAGGTCATGATTATTTTTATTTTCATAAATTAATGCCCCCTTATCTTTCTTGAGAATTTTCATATACATAATTAATTGCATTAGGTGGCCAGTCTTTGGCTTCCTACTTGCTTTCCTATATTCAAAACCTTCATTCATCATGGTTTTAATTTCACCAAGAATGGTTTGACCATTATAATTAAGCATTACATCGCCATACCCTGAAATTGGTGGGTCATCATGTTTAATTCTAAACTCTAGTGCTGGATGAATTTGTTTCTTGTACTTGCTTGGTTCTGGATCAAACTCCATATCTTCTGCTAAAAGACCAGCATTCATAACAGCATCTTGAATTCTGTCATGACTAAGTGTGCCACTAGTTCTATTTGCTACACCAAAAGCATCTGCATCATCATGAAAAATTCCACCCTCAAATGCAAGATACCAATATCTAGCACACTCACCTGCTCCATATGTCAAAGATGAAGGAGCAAAGGTTGTCTTTTTTTGAAATCTTGGTTTTATGTTAACTGTATAGCCATTCCTAATTGCCTCAATAAGTCCATCAGTAAAAGTTGGCTCTTCAGATTTATTGCCCGTTTCTGGTCTAATCATAACTTGCTTTAGTAAATTTTTTGTCATTATATTAAAACTCTTTTCTATTCTTATAAGTATAGCAGAATCTAGCGTGTTATGTATTTAAGTGCAGAAACCAAATTGTTAATTGATTCGGCTGCAGTATAATAAAGATTCTTTTTTCCACGATCAGACTTATCAACATTAGCCATCCAGGTTGCTTTAAAAGCCATTTTTGCTGCTATTGCCTGTAGTCTAACAATTTCTACATGAGCAACATTAATTGGAATATCTGGTTTTATAATTAGTTTAGCAATCATCGTTAGTGCAACCGTTAATTCTTCATCTTCCATATAATCTGCAATCTCTGCAAGACCATTTACCATATCAATTGTAGTGTTTTCGTTTTGCATTTATTCTTCCTTTTACAAGTTTTTGTTTTTATTTATTAATTCTTCTTTTGCAAAAAAATCGTCATTATACTTTAAAAATTTTGGATCTGATCTCCACAAATCAAGTCTTTCTTTTCTTTTTTCTGGTGCTCTAGCAGCAAGATTTAGTTGTTCAAAATCTTCTTTTTTTGAAAAATGCATAGTTAGAACTTCAGTTCTATCTCTTTTTTTAAATTTTACTGGCTCTCTCCAATGAACTTGACCTGCACCCCAAAATACAAGCAGGTCTCCATACTGAAGATTAAAACTTTCACCCTCAATTACTATTGGCCAATCTATGTTAGCATCTAACTGATAGTCCATTGTAAGTTTAGTAAAATAATTATCTGAATCATAATGAACTGGTAATTTTGGATTTACATCTGGATTATGCTCTAAACTATAATCCAAGTAACTGTTGTGAAACATAAATACTTCTTCCCCGACCATTTTTGAAGCAAATTTTTCAAGTTTTCTTCGTATATGTTCTGGGTACATTACTTCTATTTGCATCCTTGCCATTTGTGGCAAAATTAATGGGGCAAAAAATTCATCTAAATCTTTGGCATTTTTTTGATATTTTACTATTGCAAGAAGCACTTCGACTTCTTCAGCGGTAAAAAAATTTTTTATAACATGTGGAACTACTTTAATTTTTGGCTCATATCCTGTACTCATATTATTATTATACACTATCCTCTAAAAATTGCTCCAACAGACTCATCTCAATTATAGCAAGTCTTACCTTAGAGTTCCCTTCGCCGAGCACCACAACGATGGCTGGATCTTTACTATTTTTTATGGCATCAGTTGTAGCCTTTGCCCAAACCTCTTTATTTAATGTAAAAGATTTTCCAACTTCTTTAAAGTCTACAACAAAATTTTTCCAAGAAGCATCCCCCTTTTGAGTATTTCTTCCAGAGTTTTTATGCTGTTTAGCACCTATTCTCTTAGACTCACTTTTCTCTGTCAAAATCACTCTTCTTTCTTTTACCTAAATTAATAGTACTGATGTGTTTATCTTTGCACATCCATGTCATAGTTTTTGTATCTGCATACAATCTTAATGACTTTACCTCTATTTTACATGTTTGACATAAAAATAATCCAGAATAAACTGTGTAGTTAGGCACTTAGTTTTTTCTTGATAGACTCTTGCAAATCAAGATCCTCTCTTACTCTATTAACAAATGCTTCTTTGCCCTGAACTTTTGTGCCATCAGGAAGTATGTACCAAGCACCTGTGCGTTCTACAATACCGTTTAATTCTGCTGTAGTAACCAAGTCCCCGATGGTATCAAGACCAATATCATCACCTCTAAAATAAAAATCATACTCACCAGATTGAAACCCTGGAGAGGTTTTTGAGAACTGTAATTCCCATCTAATAGTTCTTCCAATTTTTTCTTCAATTAGTTTATCTCCCACTTTAATCTTTCCTTTAATCGCTTGATTGTCCGACTCTGAAGAAAAGAGTTTAACAATACATGAGGAATAAAACTTAGTAGCCTGACCACCAGAAGGCTGCTGACTAGTATACATAGCATTAATATTGTTACGAGACTGAGAAATAAGAACAAGCAAAGTTGGCTTAACTTTATTGTTTGCATAGTTAAGCATTTTCCATGCGTTACTAAAGTCACGAGATTCTGCTCCAATCTGTTTTGTATTTTCTAAAGCCTTCATTTCATTAGTATCCTTTTCAAAATAAATTGCAGGAAGCATTGATGTAATAGAGTCTACCACTATTAAATCAACTCCTGCATTCATCAAGCCCACACCAACATCTACCATATCACTGATAGTTCTTGCTTGTGAGTAAATAAGTTTTTCTGGATCTACCCCTAAAGACCTAGCCCAATCCTCGGAGTATGACATCTCTGAATCAATCCAGGCACACAACTTTCCCTCTGCTTGTGCTAGGGCAATCATTTGAAGGCACATAGAGGACTTTGCAGATGACTTTGAACCCCAGATAAGAACTTGTCTACCATAAGGAAGTCCACCTCCTAGAGCACGGTTTAAACCATAACTTGGGGTAGGCTGGTATTCATAGTTTACTCCTACTCCTGTTCCTAGTTTTTTTCTTAACTTTGGATCAAGTTGAGCCATTGCCTCTTCAACACTAACTGACATTTATATCCTCCAATATAACGGTTCCATCTTTTGTTTTTCCTAAACTAAAATTATATGCATTTCCTTCTTCAATTTTCATATATGCTTTTGCAAATGAAGTTGGAAAAACTGTAATAGAGTGTAAATCTCTTGCTGTATCTGCAACTGTTAAAGATGCCATCTTTTTTCCAGTCTTTGTAATTCTTGGTTTAAATGACAAAACAAACATCTCATTATCTTTATATGGTAATTGTTTGTAATTTAAAAACTTAATAAGACCAGATGTTGATGTTTTTATTTGATCGATAGGGATAGCAGAAAGAATCCTATTATCATTAACAAGAATGATATATGATAAACCTGCCTCAATGGTTGTTTGCTCATCATCAAAAATTCCTACACTTCCTGTTTTATCAAGTACTTCTACTCTTGACCAACCTTTTGCTCTTTTAATAGATTTTACCATACCCATTACAATCAACGAACCTTTTTCTTCATAGTCTTGAGCCTCTGTGATAAAACCATAATAATGAGATGGAACGGTAATATTAAATTCTGGTAGATTTAGATATTCGTAGAGATTTTGCTTAATCTCTTCTTCATTTCTTGCATTATCATTAAATGTCGCTGCACCGATAACTCGTAATGCTTGAAGAGCACGAGAGTTAACTCCATTTCCTTTAGTAAAAGTAAACTCTTCAAGTTGAGCATACGATGAGAAAGGTCTTGCAGAAATGTAACGCTCTGCAATTTTATCGGAAATATATTTAATAGCAGTAAGGCCAAATCTAATGCCTTTGCCTTCAATCTTAAAATCAATATCTGAGTCATTAATGTGAGGTAGTTTAATGCTAATCCCCATTCTTTTTGCCTCAATAAGGTATTCAGTTCTTGCATCTTTATCCTTTTCATTCTTTAGTAGTGAGTACATAAACTCTAGTGGGTAGTGATACTTAAGCCATGCTGTCCAGTATGATAGCGTTGAGTATGCTACTGCATGAGACTTATTAAATGAGTACCCTGCATGAGCCTCAAAGTCATGCCAAAGATCTTTAGCCATATTTGGTGAGACAAACTTTGATGCACCCTCTACAAACTTTTCCTTAAACTGATCAAATTCTTTAGCATCTTTTTTCTTTCCAATGATCTTTCTAACTTTATCTGCTTCCGACATGGACATACCGCCAAGCGATACGCATGCTTGCATAACTTGTTCCTGGTAAAGAATACAACCATATGTTTCCTCCGTAAACTCTTTTAGTACTTGGTGAGTATACCCAATGTTTTGACGACCATGTTTACGCTCAATATAATCTTTACCAATTGTATTCATTGCACCTGGACGAACTAGAGCATTTGAAGCAGCAAGTTCTGAAAGATTTTTTACACCCATTTTAATTAGCAAATTTGTGTATGGTGCTGCTTCACACTGGAATACACCCTTTGTATATCCATCTGAAAGCATTTGATAAACATTCTTGTCATCCATATCAATATTAAGAAGGTCAATCTTCTTTTTATTTCTTTCTTCAATAATATCAAGTGTGTCTTTAAGAACTGAAAGAGTTTTTAGTCCAAGTGCATCAATCTTAATAAGGCCAATCTTTTCAGCCTCTTCCATGTCAACTGCAACAACAGGAATGCGCTCATCACTGCCAGTAGAAGAGCGTGTCTCCATTGGGGCGTACCTAAAAATAGGGTCTTTACTTGTTACAACACCAGCAGCGTGAATACCAGTACCTCTAATGCGACCTCGAAGTTGTTCTCCATAAATTTCTACTTCTGGATATTTATCACGGAATTCTCGTGTTGTTTTTGATGTACAATATTCATCCCATGTATCAACAAGTTTAAGAACCTTATTGACATCAGTAAGTGGGATATTTAAAACTCGTGCAACATCTCGTACCACACCCTTATCTTTAAAAGAAAGAAATGTAGCAATAGATGCAACATGTCGATATTGTCTAACAAGATAATCCTTTACCTCTTCACGACGAGAGTCTTGAATATCTGTATCAATATCTGGAAAGTCATTTCGATCTGGATTAATAAAACGGAAGAACAAAAGTTTATGTTTAATTGGATCAATATCAGTAATTCTTAGTGCGTAACATAACAATGAACCTGCTGCAGATCCACGACCAGGACCTACCATAATCTCTTCTTTTTTTGCCCATGCAATCATATTGCGTACAACCAAAAAATAAGGAGCAAACTTTTTATCTTTAATTACTTGCAACTCTTCATCAAGTCTATCCAAATAATCTTGACCATCTACACCACGCTCAGTTAATCCAGCAAGTGCAAGTTCTTTTAATTCTTTATCTGGATTTTTATATTGTACTGGAAGTAGGTCTAGTCCTTCTTGAATTCCATAGTCAACAACTTTTTCAGCAATCTCTAAAGTATTTGCATAAATATCTGGACGATCAATACCTTGTACTTCCATAGCAGTCTTCATTTCTTCATAAGAAAGTAAATGAATGTCAAACTTGTTAAATGTTATTTGACGGTCTTCACCATAAAGATAATCAAGCCTTTTCATCATGTCTGGCTGCTTTTTAGATTTTTCAAAAGTGTGCTCTTTGTCAATCTTAACATGTGTATTAAGTAGCAACTTAAACTCTTGAATCTCTTTTTGATCAGTAGAACTATGATGACAGTCTGGAGTTACAACAACCTTTACACCAAACTCATCTGCCAATTGAATTAGTTGTTTATTTATCTCTGCTTCATTATGGGGCATGACCTCAATATAATAGTCATCATTAAAAACACGCTTAAACCATTGAATATAATCTTTTGCTATAGCAAATTCATTATTTTCAAGTGCTTTTACCAATACACTACTTGGACATGCAGATGTTACTATAATTCCTTCAGAATACTTTTCAAGAATTTCAAAATCAAACCTTGGCTTTTTAAAGTATCCTTCTGTCCAAGATATCTCACTAATCTTATTTAAATTCTCTAAACCAATTTGGTTCTTGGCGAGAAGTACTATATGGTTATAAACTAGATCTAGATCTCCGTCTCTTTCAGACTTATCTCTAGTATCAAATCTATCTTTACACATATAGCCTTCTACGCCAAGTATAGGCTTAATACCCTTTGCTTTTGCAATACGGTGCAGTTCCCTATGCCCAGATAAAGTACCGTGGTCAGTGATGGCAATTGCTGGCATCCCTAACTCAACTGCACGGTCAATGTATTCTTCTGGAGTAGCAATCCCGTCAAATAACGAGTAATGAGTATGTACGTGTAAGCCTACGTAAGACATCTATTACCAGTCGATGTTGGTGCTGGTAACAGAAGGTGTGTCAAATCCAAAGTAGAACGCTTCTTGCTCTGGATATGGAACTTCACGAACAACCTTTTCTAGGTTGAAGAATTCAAAGCCGTCCCAATTGAATGGCTCTGCATCTGGTTTTGATGGTAGAAGCGTGTAATTAGTTTCAGTTCCCTGACCGTTACGCTTTAACTTCCACTCAAGGTTTGAGATACTACCTGTATCAAGCGCATACTCACGAATATTATTAAATGCTGATTGCTTTGAAATTCCTTGTGACCAAACAGCAATATATGGATCTTCAAGTCCATCGTTGATTAGTACATTGCAGTAAAAACGAAGTCTTGCTCTCCAACCTGACTTTGGTTCTTTACGTGCCATTTCGCAACCAAAACAACGACCTTCTGATTCTTGTGTACAAGCAGCCTTACGCTTATAATCTTTTGGATTTGTGTGTTCTGAAACTACTACAGAAAGGCCACGGGCTTCTGAATAGTTTGCTGAGTCCTGGTCCAGTTCTTCAACAAAACGAACTTTTCCTGATTGTCCGTCAGCCAACTTAACCCAACGAACTTTTTGTCCTGTTCCTTCATACTTTGGTTTTTCGAGCAGGGCGTTTATATCTTTTAATCCCTTAATTACGCTCATATATTTCTCCTTTGTTTGTTATATTAGTTTAGCATAGAGATAATGTCTTTGTCAAATGAGACTTCCAATTTTTTTATATCTTCATCTGACATATCCCCAATATCTTTATATTCTTTATTTAATTGTATAACGGAAACACGAGATCCAAGTTTTTCAATTATCTTAGTTTTCATATTTCCTCCCGCTTCATCATTATCTGCAATAACAATAATATTATTGAAATATTTTTGAAGCAATTCTATTTGCAGGTTTGATACATTGGATCCAAGTGTAGCAACTGCTGGAAATCCTAGTTGGTCTAAACGAATAGCATCAAACGAAGACTCAACAACATAAACTTTATCTGCAGTCTTTACACGATTTAAATTAAATAATGTTTTTGCTTTTGGCAATCCTGGAGTATTTTTAAATTCTTTTCCTTCAATAGATCTACCAACAAAACCAACTGAAATTCCATCTGGACTATGCACTGGAACTGTTACCATGTCCTGTTTCTCTGAATAACCAAGAGAAAACTTAGACCAAGAAGATGTAAAAATTTTACGATATTTAAAATAGTCTTTTGCCCTATCTGATGCAAGCAATCCATTATACAAACGCTTAATGATTAATTCATCAAAGGTAACAAACTCTGGTTTTGTAACAAGTTTTTGATTGATATCACGCTCCAGATCTTGTTGAGTTTCTTTTGTTTTAATAAATCTAATAGACTCAAAATAAGATCTTCCAGAGGTATGCATTACAAATTCTACAAGGTCTGCAACATGGTGACAAGAAAAACAAAAAAAGGTTCCATTATTCTTATCAATTTCTCCAGCAGGAGTTCTATTATTGTTATGAAATGGACAAAAAATAATATAGTCTGAATCAACTTCAGACTCTATAGTTATACCTGTTCCTTCAAGAATTCTTTTAATTTGTTCTTTTGTATATATATTGGTTTTGTTCCGTCTATCCCTGCTATCCATTCGCTTTTCCTTTTCCCTGCGTATACGCCATGTATTGATATTTCAAATTCAAAATATTCTTTTTTTTCATTATAGTCTATAGTAAAATCTGGATCAATGTCAATTCTTGGTACATATCCACAGAGACGCATCTCTGAAACAAGTAACCTAGTGTATTCACCTTTTAGTCTACCAAGTGCAGATTCATCATGGATGATTCCATCCAAACTAAATCTTTTAATTGTCTTATGGTGAAAATTTGACATATCATATTATAACTACTTATCTTCAAAATCTTTATATCTATAGTATCCTTTATCAAAATCTACCTGTACAAGAAAATCTCCCATAAATCCATGACGATTTTTTCTAAAAGCACATTCAATAACATCACTATTTGTAGCACGACCAAGGGCAATAACCCAGTCTGCATCATATGCAATCTGTCTAGACCATGCTGTTTGACCCAATGTAGGTACCGTAGAAAGATCATTAACATCGTCTGGTGTAGCAGACGAGATAGCAATAATTGGAACCTCTTCACCAATAGCCATAAGTTTAAGTTCTCTTGAAAGGTTTTTCATTCGTACCGTTTCGTTATCTGACTTCTGATTGGGAGCCATCAATTGAAGATAGTCAACGATTACAAAGTCTGGCTTGTACTGGTCAATCTTTCCACGAAGAACTGAAGGATTAATTTCTCCACCTTGGTCATTTGAAATGATATGAAACTCAGGCTTACCTTGTAAATGCTTTGCATGCCACTGCTTCAACATATCTATTTCAATCTCACCATTTGAAATTTTTCTATGAGACCAAATACCCTCACCCATAATTGTGAATACACGATTACGCACTTCTGTTTCTGACATCTCAAGGGATATTACAAGGGGTGTTTTACCCTGCTTCCAGGCCTGTACAGCAAAGTATAGAGCCATCCACGACTTTCCTATACCTGGGTATGCTAAAAAGACTCCTAGTTGACCTGGCATAATTCCTGCTGGAAGATAGTTGTCAAATCCTGGCAGATTAGTTTTAATTCCAACCTTGCCAAGTGCCTGCTGCTCTTTCATATTTTCAAAGTATGCAATTGCAGATTCAAGATCTGTTACATCAATATCACGAATTGCAGATGTGTTCTTTTTTAATTCTGATGTTTGTGTAATTAATGAGTCTAAAGCCTTTACTCCTTCACCATGTTGAACATCTGTAGCAGCAGAACGAAGAATATCTTTTAGGCTATCATTTAAATATTCTGTTTGAAGTTCTTCTAAATGGTACTTAGTTGCACCCACACCTTGAATAGGTTCAAAATCTCTAAATTTTTCAACAACTAAAGATACTAAAGGAACTGCAGAGTTATGCTCAAAATAATTTCTTATAAAATTCCATACATCATTATGAGTTCTAAGAAGATTATCTATATTTGCTTGAAGAAGAACATGAACTTGTTTGTCTTCAAGAACTGCTGTGATTAATTTTGCTTCTGTATTATTCACTCAACCACTCCTTAGCCATTCTTCTTCTTTCTGCTCTCTCTTTATCGTCCTGCTGTTTATCTAATCTTGCTTGTAATATTTTTTCTGCATTATATGCAAAGTAATTCCAAGAGGGAGACTGAGCAACACTAAAGTAGTAATCAAGAATATCATAGCACTGTGATATACCATATGACTCAATAAGGGCATCTGAAGCCCATTGTTCTACATTTAAATTTAAAGATGGCTTTTGCTCATATCTTGCAGTATGAAACTTGCTATAGCGTGAAAGCAAAGCCATTCGGTCTTTGCGTTCTGCCATTATTCTGCTATTTCAGACTTTGCTTCATTAATTTTTTCAGTTAACTTATCTTCTACAAACTTGTAAACACGCTCAAAAGCATCGTTTGTATTTTCACCTTCACGCTTAGAATCAATTACATTAAGATCAATCCTTAGTGATTGAAAGTTACCAAGATTAAGTGTATATCCCAAAGTAACTCCAACTTTAGTGTCTTCGTTTTGCATTTCATACCCCTTTTATTATTAAATAGATTCTCCCCAAATAGGGATAAATCTTCCATCTTCAGTTCTTGTATATGTAATTATACCGTCGCCCATGCGTCTTGTCAACTCTTGTGGTGATGGCGTAATATCATTGGTTATTAAATTATCTTTTCTTGGTCTTCCAATATGGTACGTAGCAAGTATATCACGTATCGCCCTTACTTGGGATTCTGAGTAGTATGATCTTACTTGAAAACCTCTTGCTCCGCCTTTTTGTGATCCAGTAGGAAAAGGAATAACTCCTCGTTTCATTAGTGATGGCATATATTTTTTATGACGATTAACTAAATCAGCAGTTTGGCCAACTGTATATGCTCGTTCTCTATTTTTTTTAAAATCATTAATTAAACAACTTTCAATTTGATCTTTTGTAATATTATAAACAGACATAATGCCATTAGATCTATTAAGGTGATGAACTCTAACTAGATCACCATTTAAAAACCAAACTTTTTTGTTACCAGGAATTATAGGGGAGAGATTGTAGTTTTCGCTCTCAATTTTTCCTTTTCTAGTAGCCATCGCCCCTCTTTTGATTGCTCAGGTGGATTAAAAAATTTTCTAGATCCACAACACATACAGTATGTTTCTAAATGAGAAACTGAAGTATACTGTCTATCAACAAACATTCTTTTATTACATCTATCACATTTAATCATTATTTAGTTAGGTATTCCAATAATTATAATATTGACATCAACTGACATATCACCAGTTGTACCAAATCTTACAATGCCATCAACCTTAGAAGTTGTTATATTTTTTAAAACTACTGATACATTTTTACCAGCATCTGTTCCACCAGTATTTACTGGAGTTGCTGTTGCAATAGGTGCATATTTAAAATCTGTTGGGAAGTCATATGAAAATGATACTTCTGTTCCTGCCTGTCTTGTTGAACTATTTACCACATTTACATACCCGCCAATAATTCTAGCCTCTGAAGCCTTTACACTTTGTTTGCCAACTCCAGGAGTATCTACTGTTACATATTTGTATGTTGCTGGAGATATTTGTGATGATAGATCATTTATAGTATTTGCTAACTGATAAATATAAGCAACATCTAGTGGTTGCCCTCTTTCGGGTAAAGGTAATTTTGCCATGGTTATATAATTATACCACTAAGGCAATCTCGTTAGATTCAAAAAGGGTAGCAGAATTAAATCTTTCTTTTGGAAAAGTAGGCACTTGTGCTGCAATTTTTACCTTTGTAGCATCACTCTTGATTATACTAGCATAGATTGTTGAATATACAGTTGTAACATATTTCCAATCTTCTGAATCCCATTTAATATAAATATCGAACTCAGATTTTACACTATTATCTGGTGTCCAAACTGCTGTTATAGTTGAACCAGATTTAGTTACAGAAAAAGGCACAGCGGTTGTATTTGGTATGCCAACTCTATATTTTTGTGACCAATAAGAATATCTATTTTTATCTTCACTAACAATTCTATATCTAACTACATAGTCTTGTCCAACGCCAGATATTTCTGGTAATGAAGATTTTGGTATAATGACCTTTTTTATTCTAGAATTTTCTTGTGCCATTATTGAACATCCAAAGCAAACCTAAATTCAATATAGTTTGTTGTATTTGCAGATTTTACAATAGTTGCTGCATCAGTATTTTTAATTACAGAGTAGCCAGTCATTCCATAAAGTGGATTTGATGAACTTGTGTTTTCAAGTTTTAGGGCATCTAGAGCAATATAGAAGTTATCTGTTGGACTTCCATTATCTGTAACACATGCATAGATCTTAACAACATCAACCTGGCTCCATGTAAATCCAGCACTCTTGTATAATTCTTGTAGTTGTTTTGTTGCTACAACATATCTATTTGTAGAAAAATCATATTGACCTACTCCAGTTCCATTATTAATGTTTACCTGAAATCTTGCAAATTGACCAACAAGTGAATCAGAAGAAGAAAACTCTACCATTATTCTAACACTATCTGGAACATTTGTTGATTCCCCATCTTTATTAACTATTGCAAAAGATAGTTTAATTTCATCAGTGGGTGAGTTTTTATTAAAGTCTAGTATTGCACCAGTCAAATGTATATGCTCTGAGTCATTGTCTATTAAAAGATTTCCAGATCCATCAACAGTCAAAATAGAAGAATTTCCTTTAAGCATAACTGTATTGTTTAAAAATCTACATCTTTCATATCTCAAAACTCTTCCTTGATCTGTAAAAATTCTGTTGTCTGCATTTGTTTGAAAAACTTTTGCAACAACTTGAGAACCTTCTCTTGTAACCAAAACATCACTAATTATATTATTTGAGTCATCATCTAGTGGTGTGTATTTTACTGGAATTGAGTATGAACCCTGGCTATTATGATGTTCCCAGTTTTCATCTTGTGTAAAAGCATAAATAGACTTACTATCATATGCACCTGCTGCAGTATTAGATCCCGCAGAAAAAATACCAACTTCACTAATCTCATATCTTTCTTCACTTGGCAATTCTGCAGTTAAAACAATCTTAGTAATTCCATCTTCGCTTACATATCCTCTTGAAGTGATGGGAACACGAAACATTTCAAAATCAAGTCTTTCTTTAGTCGAGTAATCCCCAAGAACTGCGTCAGAGTTTAAAGGCTTTGAACCGCAACCAATAGCAATATATGAGGCATAAGCAGAAGCCTGACCTAGTAAATATTTTGCTAAAATGTTTTTTCCAGTATTAGTAATCATTATTGCACCTCATATATTGTATCATTAAAAAATTTTCCATTTCTTAGTATTTGAACCTCTACCTGTTCGTCATCCTCTATATTTACCAGTTCAATAATAAGATTTCCAGTATCCTCATCAATATAAACTGTTGATCCATTTAAGCCTGTTCCAAAATTTGGAACTTTATTTGCTGCATTAATAGGAAACTTTTTAAAATAATTTTCTGAAGTATCTTGAAGCGATAAAATATTTTGTGGATTATATTGATAATTAATACTTGCTAAATTTTTAATTGGTTGATAAATAATATCTTGACCATTAACAATATCGGTTCTAGATATATTGATAATTTCTTGACCACCTATATCTTCAAAAATAAGATCAGTCATTACCTCTAAGGGTGTTTCATCATAACTTGTAATTATGAGGTTGGTAGTTGCAGCAAGCACACCTGTGTCTGCATTAGAGATTGTTGTATCTGGTGTAAGTGGTATTGCACTTGACATATTAAATTTCGCTCAAATAAATAGTCATATCTGGCCCTCCAAAACTTTTTGCATACCCTATATTATATACTACAAACCTAGAGTTAGATGATGATATTTGATTTACTGAGTCTTTATCTTTATAGTCAATAGTAACAATATCTCCTAACTGAACTGTCGGTGTTGCAAAAACTTTAAGACTAACAGACTTTCTAGGCTTGACCACTTTATTTACAATCCACTCCATCAAACTATTTGCATCATCTTGTGTTTGTATGTATGGTGTTTCTAATGAAAAATCTTTTTTTCCATAAGTAATTCTGCTTACTTTAATATCTTCATAATCATTATCATACTTTACAGGGGATTTCAATAGTGTTGATCCGCTTAATTGAGGATTTGAAAAATCGCTATTTTTATTAAAATACTGATCCATTGTTAATTGATGTTGTGATTCTTGTGTAAATGTTATACCCTGAATTCTTAAATAGTTACCTGTAGTTTCATCAAGGCTTAGGGCTGTGTCTGTTGCATTAAATATTAAAAATTCTGCTCCGTAAGATCCCGCCCTAAATCCAGACACGGTGTATCCCTTTATTTTATTAAATGTTGGAGAAAGTTTGGCATATAGTGCTGGATATGCTTTGTCATAACGAATATTAAAATATGCTGCTTCTCTCATGATTGTACCAAATTCTTCAAAATACATATTGTATTGTGGTGGTTGAGAGGGATTGATACCAGACAAATAAGTTGACTGAACAATACCGCTCATAGCATATTTTCTAAATGATTCATTAGCATCTATCTCAGAATCATTAATTGCTGACATAACTGGTGTATCAAGGGCAAAGGTTGTATTCTGACTATAGTTATTTGTTAATGCATAAATATTTTCAAACATACATCTTGCAGATCCTCTTACAAACATTGCCATGTTATTGTATACTGGCAAAGGAGAAGTATCATCAACGGTTGCAACAAGTTTATTATTTATGTATAAGTAGAATCTTCTACTGTTTCCTACATTTTGATATTCAACTGCTAGATCATATACCGTTGGATTTTGCTCACCAACCATACGATATTGTCCAGTAAACTTTCCGTCATCTACCGTTATGCTTGCAAGACCACCCCAAAGTTTAATTGGTATTGCATCTGATGTAGCAGAGTCACGCATGATTTTGTAAAATATTACATTATGAAGGTTTTCAGCAGACTTATTATAACTACTGATATTATTTTCTGTTAATGCTAAAATTTCAAAGTAGTATCCAACATTTGTTGTTGGATTTAGCATAACTGCTAACCCGCCTGATCCAGCACTGATATTAATATTTTGATCTGGAGAGTTTCCAGTTACAACAAAGTATGTATCACTACCAATTGGAGTTTGTCCACGATTTTGATTATTCTCAATTTTTCCAACAATTCTCATTCTTGTACCAAAATGTTTAAATGAGTCTGTAAGTGGTTTTTGAACATAAGAAATAAAGTCAATTCCCTTTTGAGTAGTAGTAAAAGATGGACCATTTAAAATAAATGCAGATGATTGAATTGTGCCAGTTTGTGTTGTTTTAAGTTTATTAAAATCTGTTTCTGTGCCATAGTATTGAGATAAGAAATTTTTTATAATTCCTGATCTAATGGATTGTGTTGCTAAATCATTATTTACCCCTGCTGCAAGATTATCTAATGTAAGAAGTTTGATCTTTGCATCTATTTCTGTTTTATTAGCAAGACTAAATAGGTAGTCAGATTTCATTGAGCAACCACGAACATTTGTATTATCAGACCAATATGAGTTTAGACCTGCATCATGTTTTAAAATACTTGTTCCAAACTGACCTCTGCCGTGTTTTGCCACTTCCCCATTTTTTAGTTTAGTTATTTCATTTATAGTTTGATAGTTTGGGTAGGAGTAAATTCTTACCAATCCTGTTGGGTATATCTTTCCATTGTGACTTAGTTTAGAAAAATAATTTTGATAATCAGTTACACTTGTAATCCATACATTACCAATACCGCTTACAGTGTATTGAACTGCATCATATTTTATGATTTCTCCATTTGCATAAAAGTATCCACTGTATCTTGAAAGCCAATAAATTCCTTCACCTAAATCCATTGTATTATTAATAATTATATTATTAGAAACACTAGGTACTGCATCAGACAAATCAGAGTTTAGTGGTATTGCTCCTAAAACATAACTAGATTGTTTATTTGCTTGATCATTAATAGATTTTGTATTGTCGTCTCCAGCAACTTCCCACAGTAGTACTGGTTTATAAATCCATGTTTTTTCTTGATCAATCATACTTGCTTGTTTAATTGATCCATATGTTTTTTGAATGTATCTTGTTTTATAGTTAATACTTCCATCATTAAAAATTTCATTGTTTTGAGAATTAAGAGAAATTATATTTGCAAGTTTTTCATTTGTGTTTTTATTATTGATTGCACCATCTTCAACAAAATCTTTGGTGCCATAAAACTCAAAGTTAGTTTCTCTTTCTGATTCTTTTGGAAGAATATAATTTTTACTCAACATTACAAAATTATTATATTCGTCAAAGAACATGGCTGTTTGTGTTGATATCGCTAATTGATTTAATAGTTGAGCAACACTAGTGTCTGGCGGAATAAAAAAATATGGAATAATTTGATCAACTTCACCTTCTACCCTTTTAAATGAATAGTTGGTAAATCCAACTGAATCTAAAAGTGTTGACACCGCATAACTAAGAGACACATTTGTAACTAGTAGTTGTGGAGCATTTATTGATTCTAGATAAAAGAACAGATCTCTTAACTTTAAAGAGACTTGTCTTGTTTCATTATTTGATTCTGGAAAACCTTCTGTATACATTGTTTTAATTGGAATAAAGTAATCATATCCATTAACATTCATAACTATTTCATAAAGTTTAATTTGTATATTTTTAGTTATATAGTTTTTAATAATACTGTTATCATTATTTGGATTAAATGCTTGATCATAGTCAAATAGTTTTATTGTTCCATTTGATGCAAGCAATTGACCAACTGGAAGACCAGAAGATCCTAAATCAGATGCTGTTTTTGTTATAGAAAAATCTATTGTTTTTCCTGATAGATCTACTACTAATCTTGGTGATAACTCTATTAGGTCAAAGGTTGAATCAACTTTTGTCATAGTATCAACAACAATCCTTAAACCATTAATATAATCAAACTCTCTATACATTGACAAACCATCAGATTCATTGGAGTATTGAATTGGAGATGTTGTGTCTGTAACAAAGTTGGTTAGTCTATCTACCGTTTCCTCATTTACATACCAACCATATGTTGGGACAAAAGTCTCATATTTATCTGATACCCAAATATAATATGTGCCTAAAGAATTTTCATTTTCTTTAACTAAATATGCATAACCATTTATTGATGCTTCTGGTAAAGTTGATGTTGTTGCATGTTCTTCTGCTCTAATAAATGCATCTTGATATTTATCTGGAACTATTAATCCATATGCTAGTTCTACATATCCGTCTGGACCAATTATTGGTGTACCGTTTTTTCTTTTTATGCTTGCATCAAATTTTTTTATATCAACCCAGTTGTTATTTTTAAGCGCTTGAATCTTCCATTTAACGGGTGTTTTTTTATTTGCATCACCATAAAATGGATCTGAAAATGATTTAGAAGATGTAGAAAATGGACCAAGATCAACAGACCCAATATGTGTTTGCATTTTTACTATAACTCTATTTACTGGAATTTTATTTTTGTAAACAATAAATGGTGCTGCATCCTCAATAAAGTATTGACCATTTAAAGTTTTATTTGCAACACCATACTCAGAACCATTTTCAGTTCTATAAGATGTCCAGTATTTAAAATAATCGCCTTTATCTGGCATATAGTATCTTGGTCTTTTTGCCATATCTGAATTAGCATTATGAATATATGAGTTTGAAAAATATGAAGCCTTGTTAACGCCTGATCTTGGTCTAAACTTATAAAAACAGTTTTCTAGTGAATAGAGAAGTTTAATATATTCTTTTCTAGAAGTTAGTAATGTTGGCTGATTGATATCGTCCATTCCACCATCAATTGTTACATCGGCATCTGTTGCTCCATAATAAAATGGCACCTGGGTATCTTTATCTTCTCCATCATTAAAACTAGATATAATATTTTTATATACAGAACTATCTTGTGTTGGTCTATATCTATAGTTGCCAATCTTTTGAATATTTTCTGGTATATTCATATTCCACTCAGCAATTACAGCAGAGTTAGTTCTAATAACTGAAGATGTTTGAAGATGATTTTTTAATTCATCATTTTGAAACATTTTATGCCTCTTCCAGAGTTACTGAGACATTCCAAAAATCATGATTACTTCCGCCACGCTTTTGTACGCTATAAGAAAAATCACTAAAAAACATTTCAATCAGTTGGTTATATTGTCCAAGATGTTCATAGTCTGCATCATCTTTTCCAAAATTTAAGTATTTATCGTACGCTAGATATACCCAAAAAGATCCTTGATGATTTTCATACCAATCAAGAAGTTCGACTCCTCCAGCACCTCCGTCAGAAGTATACTCCAAAGAGTTCTTTTCTTTTACTAAGGGTTTTCCGTTTGATGGATTAAACTCTGGGGCAAGTGCAAAAGATCTAGAAGGAAGCATGTTCCAACTAGTAGAAATTGTCAACTTATCTGCAATATGATAAGAACGCATTCTTCCATTAATCATTCGCTCACGTTTTTCAATTCTATTTTGTTTAAAGTCAATTGCTGCTCTATTGTCATCTGAAAGAATTAAAAATTGATTAAATGTAGATTCATCTGTTTCTGATCCAGTTGTTGATCCAATTTCATAGCCATTTGGCACATAAACACCATTGACTAGTGTTCCAGAGTTTTCTGACCATAGCATTGCCTGTGGTCTTTGATATTTTCTTCTACCAGACATATAGGCAGCAGCATTTGGGTTAGTAGCCATTATAATTTATTACCTCTTATCCTCATAGAATCAACCTGTTTAATCTTAGTCATTACTGTATTTGCAATATCATTTGCATTGGCATCAGATTTAACATTTACCGTCAATTCATAATTATACACTGATCCAAGTTGTTGTAAGCCATTATTCATGGCCTTCATAGTTCCCGTGCCATAATTATCAACAGCATACTTGCTCATAACAAATTCTCCTGGTGTTAGCATTGCTGGTACTGTATCAGTTCCTCTTGCATACCCGCCAACAGCAAAATATTTAGGAACTAGTCCTCCAGTAGCAAAACCACCTTTTCTTCCACCAACAAACATTGCAGCATCTGCAAGTGCTAAACTTGCATTCCAAGAACCAGAAGTTGCTATCTTGTCTGCTTGGGCTGCCTTGGACATTGCTGCTGCAACTACTGAAGAGAATCCTCCAGATGCTCCTGCTCCCTGAGATGCAAGAGATGAAAGATAAGCATCTTCTTTTGCCTTTGCATCTGCAGCAGCCTTTGCATCTGCAGCAGCCTTTGCATCTGCAGCAGCCTTTGCATCTGCAGCAGCCTTTGCATCTGCAGCAGCCTTTGCATCTGCATCTGTTTTAGGAACTGATTCTGTAAAACTTTTTTGTTCTGTTATAACACTTGATGGAATTCCTGCTGCATAAGATTGTATCTTAGATAAGATGCTTGACCACATACTGTCAATCGCTGATGCAGATGCTAGAAGTGCACCAAAAGCAGAATCTAAGTTTTTTGATGCAAGAGCAGATGCATCAATCTTTGCAAATGTTAAATCCCATTCTTCACGAGTTTTTCCTAAAACTGTTAATGAAGCAACTTGCTTATCTATTTGATTTTGAAGAATAGTATTTTGATATGTCAATGCATCTATATTTGTTTGAATTGGACGAATTTTTGTATTTTCAATATTATAAATTTCATCTTCTTGAGTTTTAATTTTTGCAAGTTCAGCATTTTGAAGTTGTTGCAAGTTGTAAATTTCATCTTGCTTTGCCTTAATATCTGCAACAATTTTAAGTCTTGTTGGATCATTTTCCATTGCATAAAGTTTTTGAGAATTTTGATATTGTTGTTCTTGAATTTGTATTTCTGTCAAGCCAGACTGTGGACCCTTCAGTACTCCTAAAGCATTTTGTCGTGATTGCTCAAGGGCACCCATTTGTGATGTAGCATATTGATCAGCATTAGCCTGTCTCATTTCTTGTGCAGCCTTTGCTGCTGCTGCAATATCACCCTGAGTTAACGCATCAGCAAGTCCAAGTTGTCTTCCCTGTTGAGCAATTATCTGATCATTAACAGCCTTTACCTCATTAAGGTTTTTAACTTGTTCGTCATAAGATTTATTAATAGCATCTGCTTGATGAGAAATAACAGCAAGATCATTTCCATAAACTGTATTTTGATCTTGAATTGCCTGCATTGCACGGTTGCCAAATATTGGACTTGTTTCAAGTTGTCTATTTAATGATTCTACTTGAGTGTTAAGGGCCTCTATTGGTCTTGTATATGCAATCTCAATGCTTCTTTGTGCATCTGCTATTGATTGATTAATATCAGCAATTTGTTTTTGGAATGGAAGAAGTTGTGCTTGATAATCTGCAATTTTTGAATTGTTTGCATTTAGTTGTTGTCCAAGTGGTCCATTCTTAATCAATGCCTCTTGTACAGAGAACATTTCATTTACTAGTTGTCTGCCTTGTTCTGCAGCCCCTGCAAAATCTCCCATTGCAAGTTTTACACGAATATCAATTGATTTTTTTTCTGCAATTGAATCAATATAATCTTTTATATCTCCTGCTTGAATTTTTCCATCTTTAAGATCTTCAATTAAATATTTAGCAATATCTGGATCTGACAGTGCTTCATTAATTTGATCTGCACTATATCCTGCTTCTTTCATAGACTTTGCTAATTCTGGAGCATTTTTTGAAATAGCAAAATCTGAGTTTGATTTTCTTGCTTTTGTCAGTGCATTCAGTCTAGATGTGGCATCGGCTGCTGCCTGAGTATCTGCAATAAACTTTTTCATTTCTGCAGATCCTTGTTTTCCTACTGCTCCTGATGCAATACCTGCTGCTACTGCAGAATCTTCAACAGTCTTTAATGCATCTGATGCACTCATTCCAGAAGCAATTAAAAGTTTAAATGCCTTATCTTGATTATTAGTTGTTTCAATAATTTCTTTTTGTGCAACATTAAATTCACCAATTACGGCTTCACGGTATGTTTGCATTACCGCTTGGCCTTCTTTAGTTAATCCAGTTATATTTGCTTTTGTTTTTTCTTTACCTTTTTCATAGGTAAACATATTTTTACCCTTTGGTAATGAGGCAAACTTTTTAAAATCATCTGCATTCATTCCAGAAATCATATCTCTAAACTCTTTTGGAACACCAAGTTTAATCATTCTTTGTTGCAAACCATCAAACAATGTAAACATCTTTGAAACATCTTTTTGTGCTTCTTTTCCACTAAATGCTGCAATCATAGATTTGAGTGGAGTAGTTGCATCAAATGCTCCATCACGAACATTTTTAATTCTCATTGCAAGTGAGTCAAGGAAATCTAGTGGGGTAGGTCCAGTTTGATTATTACCTTGTACAGGTCCTGGTGTTGCTGTTGGAATTGATGTTGGAACTTTGTTTGGCAATAGATCATTTGCAATCATTCCAGTAACGGCAGAGTCGGTTACTACTGATGGTATAGATTTATTTTTTCTGTACTGTGCAATTTCTGATTTTCCGATTGTTTTATAAAGTTCTATATATGTAAGAACAACACTCTTTTGAATTTTTGGATCTTTATCTTTCCACTTATCCCAATCATTAATTAATGCTGTTATATCTGGCATATCTGGATTTGCTTTAATTATATCCTGTATAACAGTTAATGTAACTGGAGCAGTTCCAATTTTTTTATCTACAGAATCAAGAAGAGCACTTAGTTTTTCTAAGTTTCCTTTTGTTTTAAGAAATACACCAATGTTTAACTCTTTGCCATCAAGTTGCATTAAAGAGTTAAGGGTGTTCATATCATTAACAAAATTAGCAGCATTATCTTTGGATGTAATATTTATAAAAAGATCTTTTGCAGTTTTAGAGTCAAAATTAGAAAGAATTGTTAGCAGTTGTTGAATATCTCCTGGGTCTTTTGTTTTAAATGCTGTTGTTATTTCTCTATACATTCCTTGTTCATCTTTACCAAAAATATTTAATAAGTTTGTTGCAGATACTGGATCTAGTTGACCACCAGCAACAATTGTGTTCAACAATACTTCTATTTTTTCTGATTTAAGACTTTTAGTTTGTGAAAGAAATGCTTTTGCAAGAGGTGCTGCATCTCCTGTATATTTAGCAGAAACAGCATCTCTTGATGCAGAAATAACTGCATTTTTATTCATCCCTATTTGACCAGGTAGTTTGCCCTTTAAAGATTTATCAAATAAATCTGATGTTTGTTTTAAACTTTTTGAAGCAAGCGCATTTAATTTTGCATCATCAGATAACTGTTTTGCCTTTAAATCTTTTATTTTTCCATCAATAACTAACTGCTTTGCTTTATCTGTTGTTGTTAATTTTTGTGCCTCAAGTTGATTAATTTGATCATCATAAAGTTTCTTTTGTGCATCTCTTTGTGCTTGAATAATAGTTAAGTTTTGTGATTGAAGTGCAGACGCTGCTGCAAAAGATTCAATACTTTTATTTCCAGATATACCAGTTCTTGTTGAATTTTCTGCAGCAGTTGTAATAGAATTTGTAATAGAATTTTGTGTATCAATTAATTTAATTCTAATAGATAGCGGATCTTTTAAAAGATTTTGTCCATCAGGACCAACAAGGTTTGTTATTTCACCTTGAACTTTTGTTCCAATTGTCATATTGCCAAGATCTAAGCCAATTTGCCTTGCAACACTATATGCTTGTTCTGATGTTAAAATTCCATCAGATATGTATGCTGATAACTGCAATGCTAACTTCTTTGATGCTTCTTCACCGCCAGATGCAAGATCTTTAACAAAAGAATCTTTTATAGATTTTCCAATATTTGACTGAAAAAAATCTGTTCCAAATTGACTCTTTCCTCTTTCAAATATTTTAGTATATCTATCTGCGCTTCCATCTTGTCTTTTTCTTGAGTAAAGTTCTGATGCTCCAACTTTTCCAGTTATCTCACCAATTTGTTTCATTTTATCTGTTGTAGCAGATATAGATTTAATATAGTCAACTTGTTTTTGAACAGTTGCATCAAAATTTTTCTTCATCAACCATATTGATCCCGCTGCTGCTGCGACACCTAAAGCAAGACCTTGTGGACCGCTTAATCCAGCAAGCATTGGTGCAAAAGAAGCAACGAGTGATCCTGCCCCTAGTGCTGCTGTAACGCCACCTGGTGCTCCTACCATGCCAGCAACCATTGCAGCAGTTCCTAGTCCTCCTGCAACTTTTCCAGAGTACTCACTAACTGCTTCTCTGCGTAAACCTCTTGCTTTTTTGATTTCTAGTTTCCTTTGTGCTTTAAGATTTGAATCATTGATTTTTTGTTGTTCTGGTGTAAGTGGACCAATAAATCCTATATCTCCAGCAACAAGGTCTGACTGAGATGTTCCTGGATAGTTTCCTGCTGCTGCTGCTGCCTGTGCATTTCTTACTGCCTCTTCTTTTGCAATAATTTCTTTTTGTCTTAAATCATTTAATTTTTGTTCTTGTGTAGCAGATTTAGCAACATTTTTATTTGTATTTTTCATTTGTAATGCAATTGCATCATTTATTTTTGTAGTTGTAATTAATTTATCATTTACTTTTCTATAATTTCTATCTATAGATTTTTGTGTTTGACGCATATCTGGATTTGAATTTAATGCTCTATATTTTGCAAAATTTTGTTTATCTATATTGGATGCAGCATTTGCAAGTTTATCTGATTGGGATGCGACTCCTGCTTCTCTAGATTTCATTCCCTCAATAAGTCCATCACCAATATCTTGTCCAAGTTTTCTAGTTCTTTTTGAAGGTGAAGCAGTTTGTGCTATTTTTTCTGCTTTGGTTAAACTTTTTTCAACAGTTGCTGGAAGAGTTTCAATAGTTCCAAGAACTTCTGATGTATTTCTTGCTTCAACATTTCCATATTTTGCACTACTTGCTTTTGGACCTAGGGTTCCAGCATCGGCTGTTGCAAGACGTTTATTAATTGGTATAAGATCTTCTTGCTTAATAGATGTTCTAAGTGCAGTAATTGTTTGTTTTGCTGTTTGTATTACAGACTTAAAGTCTGGTATTAATGAATCTACATCTTTTCTTACTTCTTCTTCTAATCTTAAAAATACGTCATCTGTAAATGGATCTGGAATTTTTTTTGTTGAGTTTTTTTTATTCCATGCTTGAATTTTTTGAAGTAATGCTTTATCATAAATTTCTGCCTGTCCATGTATTTTATCAAAATCTGCGCCAACAAGATCTGTCATGGTTTTCCATTTTTGAGCACCAGTTTTTGCAAACTCTTCTTCAAATGCAGCACCAACAGTTTTACCATTTTTCTTTTCAAAATTCTTTTGATTTGTGCTTGCCATACCTCTATTAACAGACTGTTTCATATCAAAACCAAAAGCATCTGCAACTCTTACATCTGGAGCCTGTCTGCCAGTTTCTGCATAATATGCTTTAACAATATCCATTTGTTTTTGAATCTTTGAAGAAACTTTTAAATCAATTGCTGTTCCAATGTCAACTTTTTGAGTATCTCCTACGTGTGCGAAGGATGCACCTTGACCTTCATCAAACTTTTTAAACCATTTGCCCATAATACTTGGACCACCATTGGCTCCTGGGGCCTTTCCTATTTCATTTAATCCTTCTTGTGTAAGTTTTCCAGTTTTTGCCTTAACTTCTGCAAGTAGTTCTTCAAAGTTTTTAAGGACTGCATTACGGATTTCTTCCATTGTTTTTTCTGTGCCCATACCAGTAAGTTCTGCATAACGCTTAAGGTTTGCTTCATTTAATTTAGCAATTCTGTCATATTCTTTTTGTAAAAATCCTGGTAGATCTTTAGAAGATGAAACTACTTGAGATTGAGATGTTTGACCATTGTCAAGTCCAGATCTTCCCATAATAAGATTATGAACTCCACGATAACTTGCACCGCTTCTTGAATTATCTGCAGTGCCAGCCATGTATTTTCTAACATTTCCATTTTGCAATGCTGCAACAGTCTCTGGGTTATCTTTAACTGTTTGCTTTGTTAATACAACTTCTCCAGGAGTCAAAACTGCAGGAACAGTATCTGAGTTTCCAGTTCCTGGAACTACTCCACCCGAAGAAAATTTAATTTTAGAAACAGCGCCTTTTGCACCAGGGGATGCATTAAATAGTCCTGGACTTGATGCAGCAAGGGCTCTTGCTTGTGATCCAGCATTTGCATATGCTGTTGCTAAAGCATTTACAGATCCAACCTCAACATTAAAAGTTTCAATAAGGTTTTTATGAGACATGTGAAGGGCATTTGTTTCTGTTAGGTTATCAATTTCTTGTTGTGTTAAATAATCAAATCCTCCACCAAGTACTGAATTTTGTCCATTAAGTTTAGCCATTCCTCCACGAAGCATTGCAAAAAATTTAATAAGGTTTGCAATACCATTAGCAAGCAAACCAAAAGTCATAAGAGCAATTGGTGCAAGTCCACCAACTACACCAACTACAATAGCAATTGTTTTTTTTGTTCCATCACTAAAGTTATTAAACTTATCCAATAATTTTCCAAAAAAGTTTACTATTGGTGTAAGTGCTTGTAAAAATGCTTTTCCTACTGGAACTAGTTCTTGTTTTAATTGCTCAATTGATTTTTGAAACTTTACGCTAACTGCATTTTCTACTTTACCTAATTCTCTTTCAGATAAAATTGCAAGTTCTTCTGTAGATTTTCCAGCAAGATCAAGAGCACGACTTGCCTGGGATCCTGTTTTTGTAACATTCTGAAATAATGTTGATAAACGAGCAAATTGAAATTTTCCAAATAATTGTTCGATGGCACGAGATCTTTCTAGTGGTGCAAGTGTATCTAATGCTCTTGCAAATCCTACTACTGTTCCTTTTAAATCCCCTGCATTTGCTTTAACAATACCATTTATATTAACACCAAGATTTGCAAGAAAGTCTGATGCTTTTTTAGATGGATTGATTAATGCAGAAAGTCCAGACTTAAGTGCGTTAGCACCTTCTGATGCATTAATGCCACCTTCCTTCATTGCTGTTAAAAAGAATGCAAGATCTTCTACACTGCCTCCAAGTTGTTTGACAACAGGAGCAGCCTTTGGAATAGCAGTAGTCATATCTTCAATAGATAGAACAGTTTGGTTTTCTACTGCGTTAAGATAATTAATTTTTTTGCCAAGGTCTTCTGAAGATATGCCAAATGCATTTTGCAAAGAAATAGTTGTTTGCAAAGCATCTTGTTGAGATACTTGACCAAGAACTGCAAGCCTTGTTGCTGCAATTATTTGTTGGTTTAATGCATTTCCAGTAAGACCCATCGCTGCAGCCGAACCAGCCATTTCAATAGTATCTTTTACTGCAACACCATATTTAGTAAATTCCATACCAAGTTTTTTAATATCTTCAACTGCTTTATTAGTTGCATCATTGGTTGTAGTCATATCTCCATAAACTCTTTGAAATTTGACTATTGCTGTTTCCATATCTTTAAATGTTTTCATTGCAACAGATCCAAGCATTGTTAATGGAATTGTTAAACCAACCATCAACTGACGACCCGCCCATTGGGTATTTTTACCAAAATTTAAAAGTTGGTTTGAGCCTTGTTTTATTAACTGATTAAGAAGTTGCTGTCTTTGTGCAGCCATTTGAACTCTAGTAGCATAATCTGTATACTTGCCATTAACCATTTCAAGATGTTTTGGAACTACCTGTAAAACTTTTATAAATTCTCCATTGGCACTGGTTAATTGAACATATTGAGATTGAAGTGATTTAACCCTATCTTTACGAGCACGGTTTATAATATCTCTTTCAGCAGTAAAAGCATTATTCAAAACTTTTGTATTTGCTGTCGCTGCAGCAGCAGTATATCTAAAATACTCACGCATACTGAGTTTATTTTTTTCAAGTGCTGATGTAAATGCAGTTGTGCTTGTTGCTACTGTTTTTTGTGATGCTACAAATTTACCAGTAGAGTTAATTGATTGAACTAGTTGATCATTAAGACCTTTTTGAGCATTTGATGCTGCAATATTGCCCTGAGTTAATGACTGATTAAATCTACTTAAACCAGCCTGTAATTGACGTAAACTAACAAGAGCCTCTGTGGTATCGAAGACAATGCCAATATTAGCGTTTACATCAGACAATCATTACACCCTCTTTTTTATTTTGACATTTGACCAACGAGTGCTGTTGTATCTGAAAGTGAGAATCCAGACGCTGCATCGATGATCTTATAGACCGTTGGAAGGTCTAGGCTTTCTTCAAGTTTTTCTCTATCTTCTGCAAGGTCTGGATAAAATTGCTTAAATGCAATTTGAACACAATCAAGCAATAGATCCATTGATTTATCATTATCATCCGCTACCTCTGTTAGACCAGTAAACTTTTTCATGAATGGTCGTAATAGTGAAATCTTTAGCGGTTTTACTTCAAACTCTGTACCATCAATAAGTCTTAACTTTTGAACAGTATTTTCTACATTGTCAGTCATTTTTCCTCCATTTAGTTTGATAGTTAATTATACCATAGCAGGTATTATTTTTAATCAATTTTTTCATAATTTAAACCCATACCAATTCCAAAACCAGCATTTATTGCATTTTGACCTTGAAGTGCAATAATATCGTTTGGGTCAGATGATTGGCCACCACTAAAAACTCTGGCTTTCATTTCTTCCCAAGCATTAGATTTTTTACCTTCATCTAAGTCTACGCCCTGCATGGCTGCAAGAAATTTTTTATGAGCATAATCCTCTTCTCTTTTAATATTTAAAATAGATGTTAGTTCTGGCATAGAAATAGATCTTTCTAGTTCATCGTAATCTTTCCATATTCCAAGAAGAAAAACTTCAGATTCTAATTGAGCCAAATCTAAATCATCCCATGATGATCCACTATCTACTGCTTGTTTTTTTACTGATTCTTGTGAGTCTTTATCAATTTTAATTCCCGCACAAAAATCAAGCAGTTTATAGATTGTTTTTAAATCTACAAACTCTTCAAACTTTTCAATACTTGTTGTTATTTCTGGCTTAAACTGTTTCATACACTCCATGGCACAAATAGACAACTCGGTAATAGTTTCATAATCATTTTTAGCATTTTTAACATTTTCAAATTTTTCCATAAGGCGTCTTAAATATTTTATTTTTAATGGAGATATTTCTAACTCTTCACCATTAGTTAAATAAATAAAATTAATCTTATAAATTTCAGTAGCCATATATATAGTATACCAAAAACAAAATTGCCCTACTCAAATTAATGAGAAGGGCAATAATGTTATTAAGTTGTATTATGCTGTTGCTGGAATTGTACGATCTACGATCTTACCATATGATGCATCATCATTTGGAAGAAGGCGGAATGAGACAGCAAACTCTGTTACTGCATCACGCTTTGCTGCTACTGTTACGTTATCGATTGATAATGCACGGTATGCAACATAAATACGTTCAATTGAAGATCCTGCTGCACAGTCACCTGTACCTGGACCAACTGCTACCAAACCACGCTCAACTGGGCATTCGCCAAGATCTCCTGCGGAAAGATTAAGTTCCATAGAACCTGTTGCAAGTCCTGTACCTGTTAGGTCAGACTTGTCTGCGTCTTTTGCTGCTAATGCAACAAGAAGATTTTCGAGAGTTGCCTCTGCGAATGTTGTCTTAAGGTTAACTTTCATGCCTTGCTTGTATAGTTTAGCAACGTCAAGTACCTGATCGACTGCAACCTCACCAAAATTTGGCTGGAAGTCAAGTTCCAAACCATTTGTTGTGTAACCAACATTGCGGTAGTCTGAATCATTTGTAAGGCTTGCCTTAAATGACTTATTGACTTCGTATGTTGGAAGGTCTGCATCTGTAAGTTGTCCACCTTCATATGTAAAAAGTGCTGCTGCACCCACGATAATGTTAGTGTTCGAACCTCTTGTATAATTTGCCATAGTTTTCACCTCTTTCATGTTATTAAAAAAGGGCTTGTTTCCTCATTGACAAGTATAACAGCCTTTTTAAATTATTTTAAAACTGATCTTTAATTAGGTCTGATTGGTGGTATTCAAAATCAATAATTATCTTATTACCACCAAAAGTCCTTGCTGTGCCAAAATTAACTATATCTCTAGTTTCTTGTAATTGATAAACCTTAAATTTATGAAAATAAAACTCACAGGTCATTCCATCTATAATTTTGTCTTTAACCCAAAAATTAATTTCTTCTGCTGTTTCGTCTTCTCGATCCATCAATCTAAGGACTGACTCTAGGACCTTAATCATGCTTTCTGTTACATCGTTTTGTGTTGCATAAAAATAATATAATAATTGTTCAGATTTAACATGAGGGAAAACAGACCTTCTCATTCTTATCATTCTGTCGTAAACAGAAAGAATTCCTTGATAAGATGCCCTTTGATCATTAATAACCACCCACTGCTCTGTTAGATCATCTATTGTAGTTGGTGTAGTTGGAAAAAATGGAATGGCTATATCTGTATGGTTAAAAATTTTTTCTTGCAAGTATTTATTTATCCACAAACCTGGTGTATTTAATACTGATTCTGAAAGAGCCATTATGCAACCACCTTAGCATTTGCTACCCAGCGATATCCAACATTTACGCCAACAGATTTTCCATTTTGTGCTCCATTGCGTAGGTTTGTTTTATATACTATTGGGTTACTAAAATATTCTGAAAGACCACTTGATCTTAAAAATGCTTGAGTAAAATATACTTTAAAAAATGTATCAAATGTGTTTTCAAATTGACCTTGTACATTTCCTCCAGGATTTTCTATAGTTACTGGTTTTTTTGTATAAACTACTTCTCCACCAACTTCAAACCTAAGAACATCTGATTTTCTTGGTGCAATATTTACTGTTATTCCATTTTCCATTATTCTTGCTTTATCATAAAAAGGGGAGGCTGACCCTTGTTGTATGCTTGTTGATTGTTTAAATTCAGAAGTAAATGAAATGCCACGATTATTTATAGAGTACTTAATATCAAATAGCCTTGCTGTTGGGTTTCCTGCGTTATACCATTCATATACATGATGCAATGATTGTTGATCTACCCTTGCATTTGAATCAATATAGAGTGATGCTTGCTCTGAAACTGCAGATCCAAGATTTTGTAAAAACTCTGTTTTTGCAGCAACTGCGCCATCAACAAAACCATAAGAGTAGTTAACTATATTATTCATTTCTTTATTAAACTGTACAGCATTAAATTTAAGTTGTATCATATGTCTACTCCCTGATTTTCAGATCTACGCAGAATTAATTTATAGTGTTCAATATTTCCAAATGGACCAACAAAAGGTTCTTGAGATGCAACTTCAAATATTGTTGATTTCCCTGCTCTTATTCCAGATGTTTCAATATAAATATTGTTGCAATTTTTATCTTGTATGTTTGTTAAAATTACATTTGTTAGCGAGTTTTGATTATCAAGATTTGAAATTCTTATATCAGTTTTAACCCTTCCTCTAATCAATGTATCCTGTGTAATATTTACATTAGGAACAATTTCTTCTTTTGCTTTTAATCCAGCAGTTGTAAAATGACAAGCAATAACTTTGTTTAAAATCCATTGTTTTTTAATATTTCCATATGCACCTTGATCTACAATTGGATAAAAAACATCCACTTGCATAGGGAACATAAAATCTTTTCCCTCGCACTTCATTAGATCAACCCTGGTTTAGCAATCGTGACAACATACTTATCAAGAATCTTATCAACAATCATATTTCCAGTTCCACTAAATATTGACTTATCAAATTGAATTCTATACTGATCTGAGTTATAAGATGTAACATATCTTGTGTAATAGTCTAATTTTCCACATTTTAAATCTTCAATAAGCAACTTAGTGGCATACTCAACATCAGGCGGTAATGCTCTATATCCAATATCTAATACAAAAGTATAATCCCATCCCTTTGGAAATCCAACTGCTGATGTTCCAAATATATTTGCTAGGTCACCAAAATCTTTTGGATATTGCTGTGTACCTTGTTCTAATCTATTGTATTGTCCATCAATAACTCTTTCTACTGCAGAACTATCAAAAGTAGTTTTGAACTCAAATACATTTGTTTCTGGTGCATCTATGTCATATATTAAAACATTATTTTCATATACTTTTAGTACTCTGTTAATATCTTCCCAAATTGCAAAATAATCTGATCCATCACCATTGCGTTGGACAATATGCTTTGAGTTATAAAAACCATTAACAACAACTGTATCGATTAAAGATCTTGCTACCATCTCTAAAGTTTTATACTCTTCTATTTCTGAAGCAGTAGTTCCAAGTTTATTTGGATCTACATATGGTCTGACAATATCTAGATTTTCTTCGTAAAGGGTTTGAATGTGTTCTGTATCATAAAATTTAATTAAAAATTTGCGGTCATACTGGACCTGAGCCAAAGGTATTTCATAAACTAACTTTCCATTGGCATCTGAAAAAAGATTAGTTTCAGTTACTGAGTGATCCACCAAATCCTCAACATAAACAATATACTCATAGTTAGGTATGGGTAATGTCCATGTTGTTGATAAAGGATATGGCGGAACTCTCAGAACTTCCATTAATTATGCACCAAATTCCGATTTAACTTGTTCTGGTGTAACTAGTGTAATGTGGTCACGAGTAAGCCATTGGTCTGCTTCTTTTTGAGAAACAATATTGATTCCTGTTGAAACCTTTCCAACGCCAACCCAAGAAACATTTTTGGTTGATCTAATAGCAATTGTCTTATCATCTTTTGCAACTTTTGCAGCCTTTGGTGCTGGCTCTGTGCGTGGTTCACGCTTTGCAGTTGTTGCACCGATTGCTCCATTTGCTACGCTTCCAACAGCCTGGACTGTATCTGATCCAGGATATGATGGTCTTGAGATTACTACTGGTTCTTCTGCTTTTACTTCTTCCTGAGCAGGTGCAATAGGTGCTTCTTCAACAACTGGTGTATCTACAACTGGTGTTTCTACAACTGCTGGTGCCTCTACAACTACATCTTCTACAGGGTTATTATCTAAATTTTCCATTATTTCCTCCTAAATAGTATTATATCATTATAAGTGATAAGGGGAGCAGGAGCGTTAACTCCTACTCCCCCTAAATTGTACTGTTTACAGATTATGCATCTGCTGCAGCGTCAGCCCATGCGATTGCATCTTGTTCTTCCCATTGAATTCCGAAGCGAACGAAGACTGTGTATTCTACAGTGTCCTTCTTTGGCTTGTATTCACGGTTAACAGTGATGTCACGCTGGAATCCCCATACACGGTTCTGTGGGAATGTCAAGTCGACAAATCCTGCAGGGTAGTAAGGAACTTCCTGTACATCGATTCCGAGTACACGAGTTGTACGTGCCTGTCCGAATGTCTGTGCGTTTCCATCAAGATATGCTTGACGCATTTGTGCAGTACCAGCACCACCTGCATGTGATCCAAATGCTTCTGCGATTGCATCAGCAAGTGTACCGTTATTCTTTACGATACCCTGGAAAACATCTGTACCTGCGTAGAACTTAAGATTGTTCTTAAGTGCACGGTACTTACGTGGCATTGCCAAGATGATGTTCTGCATGACTTCTGGAGTCCATCCGCCATTTGTAACTGTTACAACTGACTCGTGGGCGCTTCCGTCTGTCTTTACACGGTTTACGAAACCGTTCATGATAGATGTAAATGCATCTCCTGAACCTGTACCATTAATAGCAAGGTCTTCGATGTCATTACCAAATGCGTTTGTCATAAGACGAACGATGTGATCTTCAAGTGCTGCACCTTCGATGTTATCTTCTAGTGCTTCTGCAGTTACTTCCCAGTCAAGACGAATCTTCTTTGTAGTCAATTCAACCTTTGAGAAAGTTGCTCCTGCGTTTGTGTATTCTCCGAGTGCTTGTGTAGCAGAACGGATTACACGCTCTCCGACGTTTACCTTTTCGAGTTCCATTGTGTTGGCTCTCATAGTAACACGACGGCCATCTTGGGCGAGAATGGTAGCATCCCACACGTAGTCAATAAAACGACGTGCCTGTTCTGGACGTAGGATACCTGATCCAGCCTCACCTGAAGGATTTACTGCGTTTGGACCACTTACTGAACCAAGTGTTGCTTCTGGGATATTTCCTAGAACTCCACCTGTTGCGTAGTTGCCTGGTGTGTATGGATGTGTTTCATTACCTGATGCAAATGCTCCTTGACCCTGATAAAGTCCTGGAATATTTCCACCGATGTGTTCTCCACCTGCAGCACCTGGCTGGTTTTTTTCTATATTTTGTTCCGACATATTGTCACCTCCTGTGATTTTTTCTAATTTAATAGATCGGCTGTTTTGAGGAAACTACCGCCCCATAGGGATTTTTCAACCATTTCAGGCTGATTCTGTACTATCTCGCCGAGATCGCCAGACTTTCGGAAAGCGGTATCTGCTTCTACAGCGTCGACTCGCTTACCAAATTCATTAAAACCATTTGATACTGCTGCAATATCTTTTGCAACTGCTTCAAATGATTGCTTTGCTGTTTCAACATCAACCTTGGTAGACTTTAAAAGTTCTACTTCTGATTGAAGTGATTTGACAACATCTAATAGATCGCTAAAGGCTTTTTCAAGACTGTCATTTGTTTCTGTAACTGCTTCTGCAACTACATCATCTGACTTAGGAGCCATTGGCTTCTTCTTGTCTTCTTCTGCTTCAACATCTGTTGATTCAGTTCCTTCATGAGCAGCAGATTCTTCAGTATCTGTTGGCTTTGCAGCCTTTTCTGTTGAATCATCTGTTTCTGCATCAGACTTCATGTTGCACTTACATGCATCCATAGCCTTTCCACAGTCTGGACATGTTGAAGCCTTTGTAACTTCTTCTGCCCCATCTTCTGCTACTGGAGCGACCTTAACTGCTTCAATTTCTGCATCAGACTTTTCAATAATTTCTGATACTGGTTTTGTTACTTTTGCCATAAGGTTTTCCTCCTTGTTCATCTTAGAAGTATTAATGCCTTTAGCACTATCAACTAAGAATTTTATCATGTTTGTTTTTTCATTATCCGCTTTTTCAACGAAACCTATATTAGCCATTGGCTCACCTGTTGTTGGACTTAACTCTTGTTCATTTTCTGAAACCATAACAATGCCTGACTCTTTATCGTAGAAAACATTTTCTAAAACTGTTTCATCAACTTTTACAATGCTTACTCCATCAACTTTTTCAACAGATACAATATTTGCAAATTGATTTGCTGGGGAATCTACAAGACTCAACTCAACCAAATCATATTGCTTAATAATTCTAATTGCCTTATCTGATTTTTCATCATAACCGTCATCCCACTTATTCATTCTTCCGCCGATTGAAAAACCTTGAAGAGTTCCATCAAGAACCTTTTCCCAAGTATCTTGTGCACCTTTTGAAACATATGCTGATACAAAAACACCATTATAAAACTTTTTTGATTCTGGATCAAAATACTTATCTGCTTTAAAAGATACCATTTTACCGACTGCTAATGGTTGATGCATTTCACGAATATTTCCACGGAATTTTGCAAATGCATCCATTGATGCTTCTGCAGTTACAATATCATCTTGCTTGTCAATATTATCAAGTGAGGCAAAGCCTGAGACTATACGTCTTTCTTTGTCGACTTTTGCAAATGGAAGAGAAAGGCGAAGACTTTCACCCTCAGTATTCCAATGGGCTTTTGATATGGTCATGGTCATTATATTATATACCCCTTTTTACAGAAGTATCACTATTCGGACATTTCGGCAATGCTATCAATTTCATCAAATTTTCTACCCTCACCCTTTGGATTTCTTCCAGCAATCGTTGCTGATCCATCAGATTGGTTATTAGTTCTTTGACTATCTCTTGACCTTGTTGTAGTTGCATCTGCTACTTGTTGTGATGTGAGGTCTAATGGCTGATCTCCGCCATCACGCTGTGGCATACGCAAAATAGTTCTTGCTTCGTTTGGAAGCATAATTTGATTCTTGACATATCTTTCAAGAATTTGTGACTGTGCAATCTCATCTGTTAGAGTTAATTCGTTAAACTTAAATTGAAGAATATCTGTTTTTTCACGAATGATCTTATTGATTGGTTTTTCAAGTTCTCTTTGTGCTGGTCTTGCAACCTGCTCCTTAAATGTTCTATCTTGAGCAAGGGCTGCTGCTGTGGCAGAAGAATCCGATCCACCAAGTTTTGAAAGTGGCACTTGATGAGCAACCAAAATATCATCACGATTTTGTTTACGATATTTTTCAAATGAACCTTCTTGAACACCATTTTCAATTGGCTCCATCTTAAACTCAACTTTGTTTGTATCTGAATCTCCTGGGAGTGGTATATAAAGAGTTCTATGATTTTGCCCCTTCATTCCAGTCTGTAAGAATCTAAACATCTTATCTTCTGCTTCTCCAGAAAGTTTTGCACCCTTAAGTGTTACAACATATCGTGGAACTGCTTTATTGCTAAAGTAGTCAATGTTGTACTGTGATGCAAGCATGTCTCCTTGAAGAGATGTAACCGCAGAGATAATATCTGGAACACCGTAGAAAGTGTTTATTGGAGAATATGCTTTAAAATGAATAATCTCATTTGGTCTTGGATCTGTTCCAAGTGGATTTGGGTTTGTTGCTCCAAAATTACGGAAATAAACAACTTTGTTTGCAATAACTTGTACAAATCCATCACGCAATCTTCTTGCTCTCATCGTTACTGATGGAATATGACCAATGTATCCAATTTCACCTTTTACTGTACGTCCAACCTCAATATAACCATTTCCAGTTGCTTGAACATCTGTGTAAACTTTTTCCATTGTAGTGGTAAAAGAATCTTCACTATTTAAACTTTCTAACCAATCTGTTAATTCTATTTTTGCTCTTTCAATTCTTTTTCTAGCACGACCAACTGCTTCTGAATCTGAAGAAGATTCTAATTTAAGCATTGTTCTTGAAGATACCTCAAAGTCATAACCAAGCCCAACAATATTCTCTACCTTTGCATCAATAGCAGCATGGTTTGCAAATGAAGTATCATAGTAACTTGCAAGTTCGTAAAGATTCCATGGTGGTGTAATTACATCAAACAAACCATAGCCATTTCTATAAACAAGTCCTGGATTAATTTCTTTTGATCTTGCTCCATCCAGACCTGTACTTTCTGCTCTAGAACTATCAATGTATTGCTGTGAAGCATCTACCTTAGATAGTCTTGCAGCACGACGCTTAAAATTATTGTCTAATCCAGATAAAGTTTTTAATTCATCCCAGGTTTTGTTAAATGGATCTTGCTCTTTAAAAACATCTAACTCTTGTGCAAAGTTATCCATAGATGCACGAACAATATATTCATTTTCTTCTGACATTAGTCATCACTCCCGTATTTTGCAATAGTATCTTTTGCTGCTTGAACTGCGCCAAGATCATTCATAGAAGGAATTAATCCTTCTGCCATTCTTTGTTTTTGTTCTGAATATTCTTCTTCTGAAATTCTAGTTAACCCTGGCACGAAGATGCATTCTCCATCTCCCTCATCCCCATAATGTTTTGCTGCTTTTTTTAATTCAGAGATTTTTGTTATATCGCCCTTCATTGACGGAATGTTTAAAACAGATCCAGTTCCATCTGTAAACCATTTGCCATTAGCCTTTTTATAAACATATAGGCCCCAATCATAATGTTTTTCAATAATTTTTGCACGAGACTCACCCACTTGGCCCTTCATTTTTGGCAAGGTTTTACGTTTTTTATTTGGATTTTCAATATTCATAACCACAAGTATACCATATTATACTGGATTTGATATTTGAGACTGCCAAACAATATCCGTATAAAGTTCATATTGATATGAATTTAACCTAAATTTTCTTGTATCGTCTACGATTATTTTGTTTGTGCCAACATAACTTTTATACACATCAGAGGGATCTACTCCATAGTAAGACTTAGTAGATAAGACCAATACACCATTCCAAACATATGCTGAGTTCCAGTAGTTCCACTCTAAATCTAAAGGTCCTAAATATTTGACCTTAAACCAAGGCCTTTCTGTAATATTTTGAACTTCTTGTAAATTTGTAGATTTATAATGAGAAACAAGATTTACAAGTAAGGGACCATTAATTTTAATTGATCCAACATAGTTATCAAAGTTTATGATACTTGAGAATGATACACCAAGCATTCCCCACTCTCTGATTGTTATGTTTGGTTCTTTTACAAGGTTGCCATTCCAATAAAATCCAATACCGTTTTCAACTTGACCAGTTCTTGCATTAATTGCATAAATTTTTGCTCTTTTACCATCTGGATGATTTGCCACCATGTAAAACTTTATGAGATCATTTTTACTTTCAATCTCAAAAATTTGTGTTGGAGCATATGGGAAAAAATCTTGATCATATCTAATTGCTGCTTGCATAGCCATAACTTTATAGTTAGAAGATTTATTTGGATTAACTGGAATTGAAAGTCCACGATTTACTAATGGATCATATGAACCCTTTACTTGTATTCCAGAGTTTTTAGTAAGGTAGAGATATGGAGAACTGCCTTTATAAATTGTATATGGGTTTGGTTTCTTGTAATCATAGTAAATACCAGTTTTTGTATATGGGTAAACCTGAACACCAAATCTGCTTCCAATTGGATTTGGAGCAACATCATTGTATGCCTGTGCTGCTAACTGCAAACTTTTAATTTTAATAGGGTTATTTAAAATTCCACTAACTTTAAAATTTAAGTGAACAACTACTGCAAGATGACTAAAATCAGTTCCTCTTGGTGGATACAACAACATTCCATCAACAACTTCATACTTAGTATTTATAAAATTATCATATATTGGTTTGTTATTATCATCATATCCCAAAAGATATGTTCCTGGCTCAACGATTCCATTTTGCAATGGTGACTCTATATTTGTAAAATAAGAGTCTTTGGCATTTGCTCCAGTTGAAACATATTGAAAACTTACATAAGATTTAACCAATGAATTTGAAGTGTCATACTTATATGTTTTTAAAGATCTATTTTTTAAATCTGAATAATCTATATAACCAGTAAAAAGATGATTGTCAAGGGATTCGTAAGTTCTCTGAATTGGGTTTTGGTATTCAGAATTAAGTTCGTCATATGTCCAAGAACCAATTTGAGACTTCTCTACAAACTTTGACGGTGCTGGATAATTTATATTAAATTGTATAAAATCTAAATCATAATAAGATTCATTTTTTGCATTTTTAACATATTTTGCAAAATACGATAAAGGAATATGATCTTCCCAATATCCGTCTATATCTATGTCTAAGGCAAATGTATCAAAATAATTTTTTGGACTTAGTGTGTAACTTGCTATATGCTCAACTAGTTTTTGTGTTGAATAAGAACTAATATTTCCACCATCTAAAATATAGTCCCAGAAATATGAACTTGCACCAGCATACTGACCAGCATCATAATCAATATACTGATTGTAAGTATTAAATACATTTTCAAAATTAGTTGGTGTTCCAAAATCATTAAAGCATTCCGAAATAAAAGAATAGTTTCTTTCGGTTGCAAAACCAATCTTATATATGTTTCCTAAAAACATCTTAGAAAGTGTTATATCTCCACCTACGTACAATTTAAGACCTGATCTATTTCCAAAAAAACTAGCAACATCTTGTCCATAGTGTGAACAAAATGTATTAATATCCATACCAGAAATAAATTCTTCGCCTATATTTACTGCAACTGTTTCATATATAAATTTTTCTCCAGATGCTTTTATAATCTTATATTCTAATTCTAAAGTATCCTGAAGTTCAATAACAAAAGAATTTCCAGTGATCTGATCATTAACCTTAAATAATATTTGCGGTGTTGTTGGTGTAGATAAAACTTTAAATACTCCATAAAAAGATCTAATTGGAGTATTTGTAACATCTAAACTATCAAACAATATATATCCACTTGTAGAATTCCAATCAGAATTTGGTCTTAATCTAAATAACATACTTGATTCATTTTGTATATTTTTACATGCTGTATACCAATCTTCAGTTGTTTTATTATTAAAAAATATTGTTGGTAACTTATATTCTGGTAAAGATAATTTATTGTTTGATGCAACTAGATTATCTATGGATGCTTGAGACCAACTACCAATGTCTGGATAAGAGTAGTTATTTGAATAATTTGAAAATGGGTAATCAATAAAAAGAGATGTTCCGCTATATGATGCATTAATATTTTCTGGAACTTCAACACCCTGACCATAAACAAATCTTCTTTTTGCAACAATTGCTGGAACCTGATAAGGATAAATTGCAATACAGTCTACTTCAATAGGAGATACATCTTCATAGGCATAGAATCCAATCCAGTCCTGATCCTTGCCCTCGGAATTATATTTATTTGGCAAATTAAGTTCTGTAGTTATTAAATTTAATGAAATTACCTGTTCTCCATTAATAAGAAGATTGGCCGAATTATTTGTTAATCTAACATGAATAATCATTGGCCTTACCCATTCACCAATATAGTGAGATCCATAATGATTATCAATTTTTAAAATTATAAAAGGTCCATCTACATAAATTCCATCTGAAGAAGAAATTGGACCACATATTCTTTTCTTTATATTTGTATCAGAATTAATCCTAAGCCACATTTCTAATGTTTGCTCTTTAAACTTACCACTTTCATTTAAAAACCCATTTCCAGGAATTATTAAAGATGGAAGTCCTGCATTTTCTTTTAATATTGTCGTACTTGTAGAACCATAAACTAAAGGAATACCAGAATTTTTTGCAACAAGTGCATTGTCAGAAATCATGTAATATCCATGCGAATCCGACAAACCATAAGCCTCTGCTTTAATTCCATATGATTCATTCATTGCTATATCTGATGAAACTAGTACTTTTTGTGTTCCTAAAGATGTTGAGTTAAACTCTTCTGACCACTGACCAAGAGTTATACCATTAACAAGAAATTGATAATCATTTTCAGACTGAGCACCACTAATATATTTAACCTTTAATACAATTCTAAATGTAGTATTTTTATTTGGAATTTCAAAAGTTTCTGAAACAAAAATCCATTTTCCGTATACAGATGTATTATAATTTTTTAAATTTTGAACCACTTCACCACTTAATGGATCATAGTATTCATAACCTATTTCAATTCCAGCAATATAAGAACTTATTGAATTTACATATGCTCCAATTGAAAAAGTAGACATATATGAATTTAAAACATTAAAGTTATTTAAATTATCACTTATGCAGACAAGTTCTCCAAAATCTTCGGTAGTTATTTCTCCAATAAGTTTAGTTACAGAACTATCAATAAATGGTTCATCATATACAGAAATAAACTCTTCTGCTGTTCCACCTGATACTGACCAATTAAAAACAGATCTTTTTTCTTCATTAATTAAAGAAATGTAATCTGCTTTATCATCTAGTGCCCACAAAACTGTTGGGTGTTCTGCAAACACCTTTTCTGCATATAAATTTGATGGACTAGACATTATAAGTCTATTTTATCATACTAAGATACTTTTATTTCACAGTAATCTGTAGTACAATATGCCTCACCTTGTGCTTCTAGATTATCTACACCGTCATAAATTGCTCCAAAGTCAATATGCTTCAATTTACCAATATATGACTCGTACTCTTGTTCAGAAATTTGAGTGTATGGCTGTTGTGGATAAACTGTATTTCCCATTGGAAGGAATGATACTGCCTTTAGTTGTCCCTCATACATGTGAAGTGCTGGAACAACATGTTTTGACTCTGTTTCTTTATCAAATGACAATGTTACAGAAACACCATTATCAGACCAATATTTTTGAGCAGTTGCAGCAAGTGCAATTTTTTCAAATAGTGTTACATCTTTTTCAGATCTTGGATGACCTGACTTGATTGGAAAATATACCACTGATGTATTTGCTGACACTACATCATCTTCAATTGTGTATCCCGCTGCTTTGAATAGATGCATCATTGGATCTGTATTACCAAATCTAACAGCACGAAGAAAGAAGTTTCCTCCAGGTCCCCAGTGAACTCCAGGAGTTGCACCAGAAAGAATTGAAACTGACCCAGATGGTTTAACTGTTGTTACACGAATTGATTCACGAACACATAGCCATTCTGAATACTGGTGGTCGTAGTGACGAATCTTATTGTATCCCTCGTCCATCCATTCACGAACAATAGGAAGACCCTTTTGATCAGCAAATGATGCAATACCTGTAAGAGATGTACCAATACGACGATTGCGTTGCATAATACCATTTGTTTGTGGCCAATGTGTTGGAACAAGTGTTACAGTCTTTCCATAAAGGTATGCAAACTTCAGGGTACGCAGGAAGTCCTCCTTAGATTCATGACGATTTAGGTGTACTTCTACAAGTGTACACAATTCATATGATTCCAATGGCTGCTCCGCACATGGGTTAAATCCCATCACACGGTAGTCCTTACCGTCTGGCGCATCCTTTAGTCGTCCATAATTACGAGCAACATCAAGCCAGATAAAACCTGGTTCTCCATTTTCCGTAATTAAATCTACATAATCTTCGTACTCTGTTCCTACTTCTGCTGAAATAGAATTATTGGACATCCAGGCCCATCCTGGATTTTCTGGATCAAACGAGTTACGCTCTGGAAACATTTCTGAGTTCTTTAAATTCATAAATGTATCATCACCAGCGTTACCTAAAGCAAGTGTTGCTGACCTACGTACATTGCCTGATACAACGCATGTACCAATAAGGTTTACTAAGTCTACAATCGCACGAGAATCTAGTGTTTCCCCGCCTCTGGAGCCGATTACACGGTCTATCTGATCGTGCAACTTGATAAGAGGTGCAGGTCCTGATGCAACGCCTCCAAAGCCCTTAATGGGTGCTCCAAGAGGTCTGATTAAATCATAGTTAAACTTCTGAATGCTTTGGTTTGCTCTAAGATATGAGTTAATTAGAAGTCTGACTGACTCTACCCAACCTTCACGAGTGTCTGGAATTTCAAATACCTGTTCTGGTTCTGTTGGGGTATAGATTGAGAAATTCTTATCCTGTCCTACTGTATCAAACCCTACACCAATACCAAGCATAAGTGCATCCATAACCCAAGCAAATAAGGCTCCTGGGTCATTCTTATCAAGATCCTTGGTAGATACCATTGCACAGTTTTGAAGCGCTGCAGAGTTCTTCTTCTCCATAGTCATTGGAGTTCCAAATGCCCACATGCCTCGTCCTGGTGGTGTCCACTTCAACTCAAACATTCTTTGAAATGCTTCTTGTGCTGATTTCTGAGCCTTATAATCATTCCATGGCAAACGATTTTCTTTGGCATGATTCTTTTGAACTGAATACATACCCTCAATTACACGACGACACACTTCATGCCAACGCTCTTTAGTTCCATCTTCCTTCATGCGAGAATAAGTACGTATAAAAGTAATTTCTCCAAGTGAATTTTCTGCTGCATCTTTAAAACCAAATGGACTCTCTGTATTTTTATACTTTTCTACAAAATCTTCTGGAAGTTTAAAACTAAAAAAATCTGACATGTGTATCGTCCTTTCAAAAACGGAATAGTGTTAAGTATAGCAGAGTTTTTAAAAAATCAAAACTCTCAACCTTTTAGTTATGTTTAAATATATTTTTTCTTTTTCCAAAAATATTTTTTATATCCAGAATTAAAAACAGTTCTAATTTTAATTCCTTGTGATTTTATGATTGAGTATTCTTCTTGATTTAAAATTATTTCAGATTCATAATCTTTTCTAACAAAAGGTATTACCTGAACCATTGGAGTTCCTTTTTTAATAACTCCTTTAAAATTCTTTTTAACTAAAAATGATAGAAGTCCGTCAGAAGAATAGGAGTCTGTATCAATTACTGCAGATATAGCATATAGTGGAGATTCTTCATGATGTTGTGGTTGTATAAACATACAACTTACTCCTGGATCAGTTTTAACAATCCATATAGGATGTACTCTAAATAAATAATCTATAAATATATTTTTATCAAATGGATAACCATCGACTTGACGCATATCGTGGTTTCCAATAAACTGCTTAACTCCCATATTTTGTAAACCAAGAACACCTGCAGGAATATCAAAAGTTTGTTTTCCATCTGTTGTATCTATATAAATATCAAATGGTGCAAGTAAAAAATAGCCAGTAGACAGCATGTCTAAAAATGCAATACACCTTTTGACTGTTATATTTTGATGACCATTCTGAGGTGTTGAGTCTCCATTGTAAAAAGATTCAACTTTTTTGTACCATGAAGGTATATGTTTATATGCTGGTTCAGGTTCTGGAAATATACCTGGACTTTTAGGCATTGTTGATATAAACTTAACCTTTGAAGGTTTATTTTTTTTCATTTTATAAGTATACCACTTTGAAAGTAGGTATTATTCTGTTGGCAGATCTGGACCGTCAAATACAAGCATCTTCTTAGTGAAGAAGTTATCGTAAGGCTCACAGTTAATAGTAACTTTAGTCATTGCCAACTCAACTTGTTCAACAATTTGAATATCTACCCATGCTGTGTCTTCTGGAGAGTAGCGTTGGTAAGTTGTATCAATTGCATCAGACTTAATAAATGAAATTACTCCATCTTTTTTAGCAAGAATCCAGTGACTTCTTGAGAATAGATCGCCGTCAACATAAATAAATATTGTTTCATCATGATGATCAAGTCTAACAATTTCTGTTTCAACAATTTTAGTCATATCAAGATCTTCTGTAAATACTGCTTCTCTTAAATTAGCAGGAACATCTCCTAAATCAAGTGCCTTTAGTTTATCTCCAACAACTAGTTCACCTGCAGGTTTTGTTGTATCTGGCTGACCAGGAACTGGAGCCATAACAACCTGAGTGTTGTAGTTTAGTGAGAAAGTATTAAAATAGAAACGTGCGCCAACTTGATTATTTACACCATCTCTTGGTCCTGCAGGTGTAAATCCAAATGCACCAAATGCACCAAAGGCACCAAAGGCACCAAATGCACCAAATGCACCAAAGGCACCAAATGGTGCAAAACCAAATGCACCAAATGGAGTAAATCCAAATGGAGTAAATCCAAATGGAGTAAATCCAAACGGTGTAAATGAGAAAGCAGATGTTATTGAACCAGATGTACCAGTTCCACCATTTCCATTAGCATTAGTTGCATAAACAGAATAAGTCTGCGCTGTTCCAGATTCTTGTGATACTGAAATAGATGTAGATCCAGTATCCCCTGATTTTCCATCAGATGATGTCCAGTGGTAGTTTGTAATTCCTGAACCACCATCTGCTGGAGCAGACCATGAAACTGTATCTGTTGCAGTATTTGCAGAACCTTGGGCTGAAGCACCACCAATTGCTACTGTAGATACTGAAGGAGTAGCAACTGTATCTGGAACTGTGGTAGCAGTTATGCTATTAGATGCAGAAGATGCTGATGAAGTTCCATAGTTATTTGTTGCAGTTACAGTAAATGTATAAGATGTATTAGATTGAAGACCAGTGACAGTAATTGGAGATGCTGATCCAGTTCCTGTATAACCTCCAGGAGAAGATGTGACAGTGAAAGATGTTGCTGCATATCTTGAATCTGGAGTAAATGTTACATCAATCCGTCCATTATTATATGCACGGCCTGAAGGAACATTTGTTGCTGTTCCGATTGTTGGAGCATAGGGTGCTAAAAAGTCATTTGCTGACTGTGAGTGACCACCCATTTTTTTATTTACTGCCATATTTTATTTCTCCTATTTCTAAACTAAATTTTTATGCTGATAGATCGCCGTAGAGAACCCAAGTATCTGTTGCTCTCTTAAACAGAGTTGCTCCAGACCATTGTGTTCTTAACTTTAATCCTGGTGTTGCATTGATTGTAACGCCACTGGCACCTGCAACAGTAATTTGTCCTGCTCCAGTTTGAAGAATATCAATAGATGTTCCTACTGGGTAAGCAACTGTTGCATTTGTAGGAACTGTTAAAGTTACTCCAGATGCTGAAGAAATTTCAACAAGTGAATCTCTTTCTGTCAATGCTGAAAGTGTATAAGATGCTGTCTTTTGTACAATTGGTGTACGTGAGATAACTCCTTCTTTAGTCTGTGTACCATCTGTAAATGCTACACCAGCAGAAGATGCTGTTATTAGTCCAGAACCAGATACTGTAAGTGCTGCCACAGTGTTTGTGCCTGTAAATGTTGGTGAAGCAAGTGGGGCAAAACCTGAGATGCTTGCGCCTGCAGGAATTGTTACAGTTCCTGTAAATGTTGGTGAAGCAAGTGGAGCCTTTGCTGCAAGTGCATTTGTAATTGTTGTTGAAAATGATGCGTCATTTCCAAGAGCAGTTGCTAGTTCATTAAGAGTATCAAGTGCTGCAGGTGCTGATGCAACAAGGTTTGAAACTGCTGTTCCTACGAATGCTGTAGTTGCAACCTGTGTAGTTGAAGTTCCTGCTGCTGCTGTTGGAGCAGTTGGAGTTCCTGTCAATGCTGGTGAAGCAAGTGGGGCAAAACCTGAGATGCTTGCGCCTGCAGGAATTGTTACTGTGCCAGTAAATGTAGGTGAGGCCAATGGAGCCTTTAAAGCAAGGGCTGTTGTTGTTGCAGTAGATACTGGCTTGTTAGCATCTGAAGTATTATCTACGTTTCCAAGACCAACCATTGTTGATGTAATACCAGAGACTGTGCCAGTAAATGTAGGTGAGGCAAGGTTAGCCTTAAGTGCCAATCCTGAGTTAACGGTTGCAGTTAATGCTAATGCTGATGTATCTGTAATTCCATGTACATTTGTAGTAGCAGAATTGTGTGTTGAAATTGCTGAGTTACGATTTGTAACTTCTGTTGCTACCTTTGTAGTAGCATCTGATGCTGCTGTAGCCTCTGCTGCAGTCCGTGCAGCATCTGCTGCTGCCTTTGCGTATGCAGTTGTTGCGACCTGAGTTGTATTTGTACCTGCTGCTGCAGTTGGTGCTGTAGGTGTACCAGTTAATGCTGGTGATGCAAGTGAGGCAAGACCTGATACAGCAGTTGAAATTGCTGAGTTTCTTGATGAAACTTCTGAGTCAATAGCACTTGTTATTGCTGAGTTTGTATAACTTCTTTCACTTGTAAAACTTGTTGAAACTGATGCTGTTGAAGCCTTTTCACTTAATGACTGAACAATTGTTGATGCAAAAGATGCATTATTATCAATTGCTGCTGCTAATTCTTTTAATGTGTTTAGTGCTGTAGGAGCACCATCAATAATTGCTGCTACATCATCTGATGATGCATAATAAACAAGATCAGCCCAAGCGCTTGTGCCATTGCCAATCTTAAACTTTCCAGTATTGGTTTCAAAACCAATTTCACCAGAAGCAAGTACTGAATTTGCTGTTGTCCATTGAGAAGAAGTTCCTCTTCTTTGTTGCATTCTTGTTGACATAATTATTTCTCCTCTGTACGGGCTGCGTACTCTTTATTATTTAAATTTTTCATTGGTTTACGCTCCCCCGCCATCAAGGACGAGATTTAACGATCCAATATTATTTAATACAGATTTTACAAAAGCAGTTGTTGCTAATTGTGTAGAATCTGTTGAATAAGATGCTGTTGGTGCTGTTGGTGTTCCAGTAAGTGCTGGTGAAGCAAGTGGTGCATATGTTGATGCTGCAGTTGCAGAAGCAAGTTTCAGGTCAAGTGCTGTTTGTGTAGCACTTGAGACTGGTTTATTAGCATCTGAAGTATTATCTACGTTTCCAAGACCAACCATTGTTGATGTAATACCAGAGACTGTGCCAGTAAATGTTGGGTTCGCAAGTGGAGCCTTTAGGTCAAGTGCAGTCTGTTGAGCGGTTGAAACAGGCTTTGCTGTATCTGCTGTATTATCTACAGAACCCAGTCCTACCATTGACTTTGTAATTCCTGAAACAGTTCCAGTAAATGTAGGTGAAGCAAGTGGTGCCTTAAGTGCTACATTTGAAATTGTTTCGTATGTTGATGCTGCAGTTGCAGAAGCAAGTTTGGCATCTAGTGCTGTTTGAGTGGCAGTTGAAACTGGCTTATTTGCATCAGATGTGTTATCAACATTTCCTAAACCTACCATAGATTTTGTGATACCTTGTACTGTTCCAGTAAAGGTTGGGTTTGCAGAAGGTGCCTTTGTTCCTACTAAAGTAGCAAGTGTTGCTGCTGTTGATTCGTCTGCTGTAAGAGCATCTGCAAGTTCCCTAAGTGTATCAAGGGCTTCTGGTGCTGAGTTAACAACTGCTGCTACTGCAGTAGATGCTGCATTATCAGCGTATGTTTTTGTTGCAAGAGCAGAAGTATCTGCAATACCGTGAATATTTGTTGTATCTGCTTCGTGTGAAGCAAGAGCAGTTGCTGCTGTAGTTTCTGCACCTGACTTGGCATTATTAGCCTTGGTAGTTGCATCCGCTGCTGCTGCAGTCTGTGCGTCAGATGCTTTACCATCTGCATATGTCTTTGTTGCAATTGTTGAGTCTACTGCAACTGTAATTGTATTTGCTGCATCATTATAGGTCTTTGTAATACCTGATCCTGCAGTAAGTGCTGAGTTGACAGCATCTTGCGAAAGTTCTGTAATATCTGCTGAGTTAGCCTTAAGGTCAAGCGCAGCCTGAGTTGCTGTTGAGACTGGCTTATTGGCATCAGAAGTATTGTCTACATTTCCTAAACCTACCATAGACTTAGTTACACCAGATACTGTTCCAGTAAATGTAGGTGACGCTTTTGGAGCCTTGGCTGCAAGATTTGTTGTCATTGTTGTAACAAAATTTGCATCGTCTCCGATTGCTGCTGCTAGTTCATTGAGGGTATTGAGTAGATCTGGAGCACCATCGATTAGGTCATTAATTGCTGCTGCTGCATCTGCAGTGAAGTAAACAAGGTCTGCCCAGCGATTAGTTCCATCACCAATCTTAAATTTATTTGTATCAATTTCAACACCAATTTCGGCTGCTGAAAGAATTGGGTTTGCTGCAGTCCATTGTGATGCAGTACCTCTACGCTGTTGTTGTCTAACTGCCATTTACTTCCTCCTCATGGGGGTTGCCCATATGTATCTTATTATAACATCAATTTATTAATTGAAATTATCTATTGCTAATCCACCATCTATTGTAGATGTGAAAACTGTATCTGATGCATTACCAGAATCTGTATTCGAAGTCATTGGGCTATCTGGAAAACCAGATTCAACAAACATACTTACAATAAGTCCTGTTCCATCAATTGCTGTATCGTGAATGTGCTGTGGGATATTATGTGTATCATCAAGAGTTGCTTGTGTATACCAAGATCCACCATAATAAAAGTTAACTCTATTTGTTAGAGTGTCCAACCATTGTGTTCCATTAGTTGGTGAAGAGGGAGCCGTATCTCCGACAGCCATTGAGCGTGAATCGACATACTCCTTTGTTGCTGCGTGAGAATTACTTGTAGGTGTTGCTACTGTAACTGTTCCGCCAAATAGACCGCCATTTGCTACGACTAATCCATTTTTAACTCTGAAGTCTTTATCGACTGTGACTGATGCTGCTGTCATTTATTTCTCCTCTTTACCACTTTTTTTGTGAGGGATTTTGAAAGGATCCCCCAAACCTTTAATTAATTACTTAAGTAGTGTTCCCATAACAGTAACTGTTGAGTTATTGTTAGCAGTTGTTACTAGAAGTTGTACATTTGCTCCTGAGATACCTGCAGAAACTGCTGATAGTGAACCATTTGTTCCTACCATTCCGTATTCTGTAATTGCAATATTATCTGAAGTATCAAGAGTCAAAAGAACCTTTGATATTTCAGTGTGTGTTGAATATGCAACCTTTACAAGGTATTCTGCTGAACGATAGTCAGCCTTTGCAAAAGCGTGTGCTGTTTGAACTCCAGCAGTTGGTGCTGAAAGAGTTGCTGCAACTTGCTTAGCAACTGAATTCAAATCAACTGATGTAAAGTTTGGAACAACTGCTTGTACAGCAGATACTGCACGAGCATTTGTAAAGTAAAGGTTTGAACCTTCTGTAAGGTCTGAAGTTGTAGAATCTGCTACACCGTTTTCTGCGGTAATAACAAGGCCTGAACCTGAACCTGTAATTGTGATGTTAGTCTTTGTAGCGCCAGTCAAAAGATCTGCTGCTGAAGCCTTAGCACGAGAATCTAGGAAGTACTTATTAACTGTACCCTCTTCAATTGCGTCTGTGTCAATTGCATCTACTGCTGAAGTAATTGCTGTGTTACGATTTGAAACTTCTGTTGAGATTGCTGTAGCAATTGCAGTATTACGTGCTGTTGCTTCTGCTGCAACCTTTGAAGTTGCATCTGCTGATGCGGTTGATATTGCATTTGTAACTGCTGTTGCACGAGCAGTTGCTTCGGCTGCAACCTTAGAAGTTGCATCTGCTGCTGCTGTAGCCTCTGCTGCTGCCTGTGCTGCGTTAGCCTTTGTAGTAGCATCTGATGCTGCTGCTGTAGTTGCTGCAGTCTGTGCAGCATCTGCTGCTGCCTTTGCGTATGCAGTTGTTGCGACCTGAGTTGTATTTGTACCTGCTGCTGCAGTTGGTGCTGTAGGTGTACCAGTTAATGCTGGTGATGCAAGTGGGGCTTTTGTTCCCAATGCAGTTGTAATAGTTGTTGTGTAATTAGCATCATCATTTATTGCTGCTGCCAATTCATTCAATGTATCAAGTAGTGCTGGTGCACCATCTACAACTGCATCAATTGCTGCTCCGATTGCTATATTACGGTTTGAAACTTCTGTTGATATTGCAGATGAAAGTGCTGCTGCTGCAGTTGATTCTGCTGCAGTACGTGCAGCGTTAGCCTTTGAAGTAGCATCTGCTGCTGCAGTTGAGATTGCTGAAGTTACAGCAGTTGCTCTTGCAGTTGCTTCTGCTGCAACCTTGGCGGTTGCATCTGCTGATGCAGTAGCCTCTGCTGCAGTCCGTGCAGCGTTAGCCTTTGATGTTGCATCTGCTGATGCTGTTGCTTCTGCTGCAGATTGTGCTGCAGATGCTGCACCATATGCATCATATGTTCCTGCTGTTACAGAAACTGCACCTGTTGAATCATTGTATGAAAGACCAGTTCCAAGATTGTTTCCAATTGCATCTTGTGCTCTTTCATCTGTGAAGTAAAGGTTAGTTCCTTCTGTAAGTCCTGTTGTTGAATTACCTGAAAGGCTTGTTACTGTTCCAGCAGAACCTGATACGTTACCAGTTACGTTACCAGTTAAATTACCTGTTACGTTTCCTGTTACGTTACCTGTTACATTTCCTGTAACTGCTGCTGTAATTGTTCCTGCAGCAAAGTTACCTGATGCATCACGCTTTACAACTGTGTTAGCAGTGTTAGCAGATGTTGCTGTACCACCAATAAGACCAACAATATAATCTTGGTCTCCTTGCTTCTTTGTAAGAACATCATATCCGCCTACGGTTGCTGTTGAACCCTCAACGATAAGACCACTCTTAATTTTAAAATCTTTATTTACTGTTGCCATTTTTTAT